GTTTGGGGCACGGTGAAGACCGTGCGCAAGGACGGGTTGGAGATGGTGGATCGCTGCGAGGCGTCTTCCTACAAAGCGGTCGCCCCTTTCAACGAGGTGTTCCCCACTGAGGCGGAGGCGCGGGCGCATGCAGCCAAGTGCCTACGTGCGAAGGCGTCCAACTTGGAGCGGGAGCTGATGAGTGTGCTCAAAGACGCGGACCTCGCGGAGAAGCGGGCCAAGAGGTGAGCAAGCTGAAGCAAGAGAGGCAGTTCACCATCGTGCCCACTGGTGGTGGGCTGCGGGTGAAGCGCTGGCTCCGGCGTGTGCACCTGCGCGGTGTGGAAGGCGCGACGCTCTACGTCGGTGAGCGCATCGTGCCGCTCTCGAAGCAGAAGGACATGTGGAAGCACCCGGAGAAGAAGACCGGCTTCTACATCTCGGTGATGGCCTTCGAGACAGAGCGATGCCAGACGGCGACCACCTTCAAGAAGGCGGTGCGGAAGGCCAAGCGCAGGCTGCTGGTGTTCGAGGCAGCGGTGCGCCTCGGGGGCTCTCCGCTCAGCCCTTGAGGAAAAAACGCAGGGCTTGGGGCAAGAGGTAGGCATGAAGTTCAAAGTGACGATGAAGGACCCGGACACACTCGGCGAAGCGATTCGTGAGGCGGTGGAGCTGGACGTGAGGGTCATTGAGGACAAAGACGAAGCCGCTGCTGTGGCTGAAATCCGGTGCGGGAAGCTCTCCGAGCTGTGCAAGCAGTGGTTCGAGTTTGGGGAGTACCTGACGGTGGAAATCGACACCGAGGCGAAGACCTGCACCGTGGTTCCGCGGAGTGCCACGTGAGCCTCGAACTTCCCGCTGAGCTGGTGTCACCTGAAGAGCTGAAGCGGCTCGCCGACATCCACCTGAATCGCTACCGCTCGATGCTCGCGCAGGCGCGCGTCAACCCCACCGGCTTCCGCATTGGCGAGCTGCAACACCTCTTCGCCTGCTGGGAAGGCGTGACGCTGAAGAAGTACCAGTGGAAGGACCTCGCCGACGAAGAGCGCTCGGAGGTCTACGACGCGGTGATGAGCGGAGAATGAAGTGGGTGGCAGAAGGCATGGTGGTGTACCGCCCAGACCGGGCTGGCAGCCTTCGCGTGCACCAGACCACCGGAGAGGTAGAGCGGGTGGAGTTCTTCGAGCCTCAACAACGCGGTGTCGTACTCGTTGCCGCTGGCAATGACGCACGGGTGCGATTCGACGACGGCACCGAATCGTGGGAGCGCGTGGACAACCTGCTCAGCGAGGCGCAGGTGGCACAGGACGCGGCTCGAATGCTCGGCGCAGACTGATGGGCTGGTTCAAGGAGGCTGAGGACCTCGCGAACACCTTGGGCATGGGTGGGAGCGCATCCACTGGGCACGTGGTCGGTTCCCTCGATGAGGGGGTGCAGATGCGCCTGTGGAACACCGGGGCAGCGGTGTTCGAGCACGTGCACGAGTGCTACGCGCTGCTGTCGCAGAAGCGGGGGCTGGTCCCGGTGTACGTGGTCCGCTGGTTTGGTGTGAAAACGAACACGCTCAGAGCGGAGCAGACCAAGCTCTACGGTTCGGTTGCCGACGCACTGCGCGCGATTCGCGCCCGGTACGACAACGAAGAGACGATCTGGAGGTTGGGCGGGTGAACTGTGGCTCTGTCGATTGCGCGCGAGATGCCGACCGGGTGGTGTACTGGCCCGGTCAAACGACGGCGATGTGCGGGCGGTGCACCCACCGTGCAGCCCAGATTGCCGAGGCGATGGGGTTCGAGTTGGTGGTGGGGAAGCTGGAAGACTGGCAGCCCTACAAGAACGCCGCGAAGGAGGCTGCCTCGCGGCTGATGGGTGCTGATGTTTGCCACCGCTGTGGTGGCAGTGGAACTGACCCGGAGCACGCGGGCGTCTGCGGCGAGTGTGGGGCGATCGTGAAGGCGGGGACATGAGCGACAGAGAGAAGTTGAGGCAGGTGCTGTTACAGGCACGCGCGGTGCTTGAGTACATGGAGCGCAACACCCCGGACGAAGATTGCAGCGAGAGGGACGCGCGTTTCTCGAAGCTGATGCAAGAGACGATTGCGGACATCGACAAGGTGCTGAAGCCATGAGCGACTGTTGCAAGGGCGACTTCAGCGACGGGATGATTCGGCACTCGGCGGAGTGCTGGACGAACAATCACAAGCCTTCGACGAAGAAGGAGTTGGAGCACGAGCTGCTTGCCGCGCGTCGGAAGTCAGAAGACCTGACGGTGGCGTGGCACGATGAGCAGGAAGCGCACGCCAAGACGCTCGCTCAGGTGAAGGAGCTGGAGGCGGTGCGCGATGCTCTCCACGAGAAGGCGGTGCGGCTCGGCACGGCCCTCACGATGCCGTGTGGGCAGCCGAACTTCGAGGACTCGGCGTGCCAATGCTGCCAGCGGCGGTGGCTGCGCGCTGACCCACAAGGAATCTACCGATGAACGCTGAGGGGAAGGCGCAACCACTAACGAAGGAAGACGCTCGGAGCCTGCACCTCGGAGGCTTCTCTTCGACACTCGTGGAGCGCTGCATCGCCACCGTCGCAGCAGCCGATGACTTCAAGGAAGCGTGGTTCGCTGAGCAGGAGGCGCACGCGAAGACGTTGAAGGAGCGCGACGCGCTGTCCGGTGCGCAGCACGCACTGGTGCTGGAGGGGCGTCGGGCTGACCGGGCTCTTGCGCATGCCGAGGCGTTGGCGAAGGCACTGGAAGACCACGGCGCCGACCACTGCGTTGGGTGCGAGGTGCCACATGAATCGGGCGAGCTGTCGAAAGACGTTCTTGATGCGCTTGCCCGCTATCGTGCAGAACATCCGAGAAAACCATGAGCGACGACGCGAGCTGCGCGTGCTTGCGGGTGGAGTACCGGACCTTCCCCAGCGAGACGCACCCCGGTTCGATCTGGGGCCACTGGGTCTGCAATCTCTGCGGCAGCTTGTTCCTCCCCAAGCGGTTCGCCGAGTACCAGCAGCGGGAGGCTGTGCGCGCCGCGCTCGATGGAGTATGTGTCAAGAAACAGGAGGCTGAACCGATGGGTGGAGAGCTGAAGGGTGCAGCGCTGGAGCAGGCGCTGAAGGACGACGCGAAGGACCGGGAGATGAAGTGGGGCGACCCGAAGGCGGGGCCCAAGTTCCCGCCGCCGAGCCCCGAGGTGGTGAAGGTGCTGGGCGACGGCTTGCTTAAGGACGCGGGCATGGCGGACCTCATCGCCAAGCCGGTGCCTGAGCCCAAGCCGCCCATCAAGGACTTGCCTGACGGCATGCGCACGGTGCTCTACGTGCAGGAGGGTGACATGTGGCTATGCCGCATCGAAGGGTTTGGCTTCCGGGCTGTGGCGGAATCGCGCAACAAGCAGAAGGCGCTGGCCTACGCACTGGAGGACATCGCCCGACAGATGGTAGAGGCAGCCAACCGTGGCTGACTTCGACCAACCTCGACCGGCGTGGACACCGAACGATCCCCTCAAGGACATCGTTGGTGAGCGTCCCCAGCCCATCATCCCGCTCACCAAGGCGATGGCGCTTCCGACGCAGAAGGAGCAACTCCACGAGACACGGCGCGCCACGTTCAGCTCGGCGATGATGCAGGCGCTGCTGATGCACAACGGGGCGAACGCCAGCGAAGCCAACCTCTCGCGCATGGCCTCGATGGCGGTACGGTGCGCGGACCTTCTTCTCGCAGAACTGGACAAGGCCCAACGATGAGCGGCGAGTACGTCACCACCGAGGTGTGCCCGAAGTGCGGTGGGGTGATGTTCGCGGGTGACGACATTTGCGAGAGCTGCGCGGAAGCCAACATCCCGCGCAAGGCGGAAGGCGAAGTCGTTGCGCTTGCACGTCCGCGCGGGCAGGCGCCCGGTGGCGAGGTGGTGGAGCAGATTCGCCAGCACGTGGAGAAGGCTTCCCTCGCGATGGAGCTGCGCTGGGAGGAAGAGCGCAAGCTGCGGGAGAAGTGGGACGAAGAGGACAAGCTCGAAGGGCATCGCGTCACCCTCACGGCGATGATTGCCGCTGGCGTGCTCGGCGAAGGGGCGGCGGGTAACCGCATGCGTTCGGACCAGCTTGCGCAGATGGCGTGTGAGTACGCCGACGCCATCCTCCGAGAGTTGCCGAAGTACATTCACCGCGACAAGCTGCGGCGCGAAGCGGAGCGGAAGTCCATCGCGGCAGAAGAAGCGGCGAAGGCGAACAAGACGGGGTGAGCTGTGGACAGCACGACGGTTGGGGTGGTCGTAGCCCTCGCGTTGGCCGCGTTGTTGGTGCTGTTCCTGTGGCTGCGGGACACCTTCCCCATCTGGTTGCCGATCTACGGCTACTACCCCGGCTCGAAGTGGTGCTCTCGGGTGGACTCCAACCCCTTCCTCATCGCCAAGGCGTTGCAGGCGGCGGAGAGCAGCCTCATCGCACGTACTCCGTGGACCGCCGCGAACCTCGCGCTGGTGGGCCACTATGTGCGGGTGCACGTGAAGGACTCCGAGCGTTGGGGTGTGCTGTGGGGGCGGCGGGGACAGGAGTACACCCTCGTGGTCGGCCCCAGCCTCGCGGGGCTTTGCCACGAGATGGCTCACCTCTGTGAGCAGGTACTCGACAATTCGTCGGACACGACGCACGGCTCGTGGAAGGTGAACGGGGTGGAGCAGGCGCTGGAGGACTACGACGAGTGGCTCACCAAGCAGGGGCTGGGAGATCGTGGTACCTCCGGCTTCGTGTTTCTTTCCCGCCCGATGGTTTTGCGAATGATGGCGGCATGCAGGTACAAGGAGCTGTAGCGTGATTCGTGAAATCATCATCTGGCCGGACTCGTGCTTGAAGCGGAAGAGCGAGGGCATCACCGACTTCGGCCCTGAGCTTCAAACGCTGCTCAACGACATGGAGCAGTCGATGCTCAACGCCCGCGGGGCTGGGCTCGCGGCGGTGCAGCTGGGCTTCCCTCTGCGCTGCATCACGCTGTTGGTGGACGCTGAGGACACACGGCAGGTGTTGAAGCTCTGCAACCCGGTCATCAAGGAGCGCAAGGGCAAGGTGCACTTGCGTGAGGGGTGCCTTTCGCTGCCGGGGCACTTCGAGATGGTGGAGCGCTCGATGTGGGTGCGGGTCGAAGCGCAGGATGAGCACGGGGCCAAGATTGAAATCGCGGGGGACGGCAAGCTCGCGCACGCGCTGCAACACGAGATTGACCACCTCGACGGCATCGTCTTCGTGGACTACCTCTCGTTGTTGAAGCGGAACCGGGCAGCCACCAAGTTCACGAAGGCCAAGGCGAAGGGGATGAAGTACGTTTCCGAGCGCCCGGAGCCCAAAGACTTCACGCAGCTGCCGAGCTAGGAGAAGTCCATGGGTCTGCCCGCAACTCCCGGTTTGCTCGGTCGCATGGTGAACGTCCTCACGGGCAAACTCGGCTCGAAGGATATGGCGCAGAACGCCATGGGGCGCATCGGGCGGCTGGGCCTCACTGAACGTCAGCAGGAGCTGAACCACCTGTGGGCGATCTACCGTTGCCAGCAGTACGAGAGCCGCAAGCTCGACTGGAACGGGCGAGAGCACCTCGATCGCATGTCGTCGGAGGTGGTGGCGCATGCTGGCTACCTCCCGCCCGGTTTCGTCAATGGTGCTCAGCAGTCAAACGCTGGGTTCCCGCTCAAGTTCCGCCGCCCCACCGCGCCTTACTCACTGCCGAAGACAATCGTGGACCGCTTCTCGGGCCTGCTCTTCAGCGAGCAGCAGCACCCCGAGGTCAAGGTGGAGGGCGACCCGAACACCGAGGACTGGCTTCGCGCAGTCGTGCAGGTGTCCCGTCTCTGGCAGCAGCTGTTCCTCGCGCGCACCTATGGCGGGGCGATGGGCAGCGTCGCCATCGGCTTCCAGTTCGTGAACGGCAAGCCGGTGGTGGAGGTTCACGACCCGCGGTGGCTCTTCCCCGAGTTCGTGGAGCACGGTTCGATGGAGCTGGTGGCGCTGGAGAAGCGCTACCGCTACCCGAAGGAGATTCTCGACCCGCAGACGCTCAAGTGGGCGACCAAGGAGTTCTGGTACCGGCGCGTCATCGACAAGGAGAAGGACACCCTCTTCGAGCCTGCTGCGGTAGAGCAGGGCGAAGAGCCGGAGTGGGTTGTGGCACGCGAGGCGGTGCACAACTTCGGCTTCTGCCCGGTGGTGTGGGTGCAGAACGCCCCGGTGCAGGACTCAGAGGATGGGGACCCGGACCTGCCCCCCGCGGCGTTCCAGACGGCGGAAGCAATCGACGCCCTCATCGCGCAGGCGCACCGCGGCATCATCGCGAACTGTGACCCGACGCTGGTCATCACCAGCAAGGCGGAGTTGAACGAGGTGCGCGTGGGCAGCGACAACGCCCTCCGTGTGCCCGATGGCAGCGCCAGCTACCTCGAACTCCAAGCCAGCGGCCCGAAGGCAGCGATGGAGCAGGCAGAGCAGTTCCGCAAGAACGTGCTGGAGATGACGGCGTGCGTGCTTGAGCACCCGGATACCGCGGGCAAGACGGCGACTGAGGTGGAGCGCATGTACCAAGCGATGCTCTCCAAGGCCGACGTGTACCGCGAACAGTACGGGCAGCGTGGCGTCATTCCGCTGCTGGAGATGATGTACCGCGCGGCGACGATCGTGGGCCAGCCTCGGTCAATCTCGCCACAGGAAGCCCCCCAACTCGTGCCGCCGCAGCTCCCTCCCGGCCCCGAGGTCAACCCGCTGGAGGGCTCGACGCCGCAGCTGGAGACGCCTGAGAGCAACACCGGCAGCTCCGTGGGTGGTGCTGGTGAGGTGACGGATGGCATCGTGGGTGGCGCGCAGCAGCCGACCATCGTCCGTGGCACCGTGCTGGTCCCGCCCCGGTACGAGAAGGATGTCACCGGGGCCATGGTGCCCAAGGAGCGCATCCCCGGCGCTGGTGGCACCATCACGTTGAAGTGGCCCGGTTACTTCCAGCCCTCTCTCGACGACGTGAACAAGGCCGCGACAGCTGCCGTGGCAGCGCTCACGGGGGGCGTCATCGACGACGAGACGGCAGTCGGGTTCGTCGCGCCCTACTTCAAGGTCGAAGACAAGAGTGACTTGCTCGACAAGGTGCGCGAGGCCGCGGCAGGGGGTCAAGCCGACATGTTCTCCCAGATGCTGGGTGGTGGGGAGCAGCCGCCGCCTCAACCGGGGGAAGCTCTCCCGGTGCCGCCCGCCGCGCCGCAGCCTCCCACCGTCTAAGAGGCCCCGATGAAGCTGCTCTTCTGGGCGGTAGTCCCGCTCTCGTTCGTGCTCGGCTGCGCCGCGCATTCCTTGACACATGAGGTGTCACTTGGCCCGCCTCCAGATTGTTGTCCGGCCCGAGAAGAAATTGACCTGCTCCGCGCAAGGGTTGTTGTCCTTGAAGAACGACTCGCTTTCCACATTTCCGTGCTCCGAGAGTTTCGACGACAGCTGGGGCTTCGTGAGTCCCAAGAATGAATGGCGGACATGGAGCAGCTGCCCCGTCATCCGGGCGCTGCAAGAAGAGACACCGGAGGGCTTCTGCGTCTTCTGTGGGCGCGTCACTCGTCCCTCGAAGACCCGGCAGCGGTACGTGTGCATCCGGGCGGACTGCCAGACCGCCTACAACACCGAGTATCAGCGCTGGAAGAGGTTGGAGCGCGTGCAGCAGGGCTTCACCCAACGAGGTCTGGAGCGTAAAAGCGACGCCCTGCGCTGGGTGAACTTCTACAAGGAGAAGCCATGACGAGTCCGATTCACATGAAGAAGTTCGACGGGGGGCGCCGCACTCCCGCCGAGTATCACCGCGAGCTGGTGTACGGGAACCGGCAGTGCACCACCTGCGGGCAGCCCGCGGCGATGTGCGCCAAGCTGCTCGCCGACGACGCCGAGTTCCTCCGGCGCCACCCCGATTCGTACATGGTGCTCATCAATCAGTTCGGTGGGGACCCGAGCTTCGAGACGAAGTGGGGGAAGATGGTCATCGTCGAAATCATCTACGCCTGCGACCAGTGCAAAGACGGCATGCGGCGTTTTGTCGCCTCCCGTGAACAGGACTGGATGCACGTGGAGTTCGACGAGATGGGAAATTCAGAGTCCTACAAGACTCAGGTGGCGGTGCCGAAGTGAGCAGCGTCTCGTACATCTGGGAGCGTTGCACTCCAGAGCCCAACACTGGTTGTTGGTTGTGGCTGCTCAAGTGCAATCCGAAGGGGTACGGACAGGCGTGCTCAGGCTCGAAGAACACCTACCAATACGACAATGGTTCTCGCCATTGCCGAACGTGCGCTCTTGAGCGAGCAGCTGTTCAGCGAGCACGCGCGAGGGAAGCGTGACCATTGGGTGGAAGGGCTACGAGAGGCCACCAGCGTGCGCGGTGTGCGGCCTCATCGCAAGGGACATTGGGCCCTCTGGGAAATGCGCGGACCCACAGCGGTGTGACACCGTGCAACGGCACCGGGAGCAAATCGAACATGACCTTGAAGTTGATTCACGGCGACGGCCTGTTGAAGTCGAAATCCCCGAACCCGGAGCTGGTGGTACTTCTGAAGGACGTGCTGGCGCTGGCGGAGAAGGGAGAGCTGCAATCTCTTGCGCTGGTGGCTCTACAGAGTGACGGCAGCGTTGCCTCGGGCTATTCGTTCGAGACAGGCTTCAAGGTGTTCACCTTGGTCGGTCTGCTGGAGCAGATGAAGCAGCTCACGTTGGAGTACGCAGAGGCACCGGAATGACCAAGCGCGTCCCCAAGGTGTTTCACCAAGCGGTGCAGACGCATCGTAACCGGCTGGAGAAGACGCTGGCGGGGCATGCTGCCTCGAAGATGAAGCGCCTCTATGACGAGGCGCAGAATCAGCTCGTGGCGAAAATCGCCAAGACAATCAGGACCGGGCGGAGCGACACCTTTACCGCGTACCAGATGCGCATCGTGCAAGCGCAGCTGCGTGAGGGGCAGGCGCTCATCACCAAGCGACTCGCTGGGGACATGACGCCGCTCACCAAGGTGGCGCAGGAGAAGGCGCTCACCGGGTTGGTGACCGACGTGAAGCGGTTGCACAAGCACTTCACCGGAGCGGAAATCACGCTGCCCATCGAAGAGGCCGCGGTCTTCGCGGGCGTTCTCCAGAACCGGGCCTCCACGATGCTGCGGGCGAATCAAACCTCCATGGCTCGGTACGGTGTTCGCATCGTGGAGAACGTGGAGAGCGAGATGGCTCTCTCGATGCTCAAGGGCGAGGCCCCAAGCGAGGTCATCGACACCATCGCAGAGGCGATTGACGGTGAGTGGTGGCAGGGGGAGCGCATCGTGCGCACCGAGATGGCCTACGCCTACAACGGAACCCACCGCGACGGCATCATGGAGGCTTCGGAGGAAATACCCGAGCTGATGATGCGGTGGGAAGAGCACTGCGACGACTCTGGTGCGCCGCTCGATGATCGGGTGGCGGTGGACTCCATCGCGATGCACGGGCAGGTGGTGCAGCCCGGCGACGAGTTCACCATGCCGGACACCGCACCGTTCCCAGACAAGAAGGGTAACTACGATGTGCCCGAGGCGCTCGTGGGGTTGAGCTGGGCCTTCCCGCCAAATCGTCCGAATGATCGTGCTGTACTTTCACCGTGGATGAAGGACTGGGGTGTTCCGGGTTGGCGGTACGTGGGCGGCGACCGCGTTCCGGTGTAGAACTCGGCTCATGTTCACCTACCAAGCGACGCTTCTGAAAGTCCTCGACGGCGACACCGTGGATTTCCGCATCGATCTCGGCTTCAACGTCTTCACCGAGCAGCGCTTCCGCTTGCTGGGAATCAACGCGCCCGAGCTGCACTCAAAGGACCTCGCGGAAAAGGAGCGCGGCAAGGCGGCGATGAACTACCTCACCAGCCTGCTCACCCCCACGCCGCTCACAGTCGTCACCAAGAAAGATGAGCAGGAGAAGTACGGGCGCTACCTGTGCCGCATCACGAACGGTGGCGGTTCGGACGTGAATGACGAGATGGTGAAAGCCGGACACGCAAAGCCCTACGATGGGGGCAAGCGCTGAAGTAGTGTGGTACACGCGCGTTTTCTCGGAGGCACGACACGATGCCGGTTCTCGACAAGCAAAAACTTCTGGCCTTCTCCAAGAGAAAAGCCGCAACCCCTCTCGCAGCTGGCGCCCTCGCGGCGAAGCGCGCGCAGGCAGCGAAGCCCCCGCAGTACCAGCTCGGCCCGGACGGGCAGCCGTTGCTCGATGCGAACGGGCAACCGATTCCGTTGCCGCCGCCCCCGGCGCCAATGCCCGGTGCCGCAGCTGCTCCGCCGCCCCCGGCGCACGCACCTGTTCTTCCTCATCCCGGTGCGCACGCTGGTCCACAGGCTGGGCTCCCGCCGCCGAAACCCAAGGCGAGCATGCCCCCGCCGCACTCCGGTGCGCCGCCCGCGCCGCAGCACGCTGCTCCGCCCCCGCACGCGGCACCTCCGAAGCCGGGAGGCATGGCGCCGCCCCCGAAGGTGATGCCGATGAAGCCACCGATGCCGCCCGGTCATGCGGAACAGCACGCCGAAGCGCCGCATCCCGGTGAGGACCACGAGATGCAGATTTACGAGCTGGTCGAAGACGCGGCTCAGGCGGCGGAGGGTGCGCTGGACCAAGAGCTGGAGGACACCATCGCGGGCTCCGACTCCAAGGGTCCCGAGGACGTTCCGAAGTGGGCACTCGACCCGGAGAAGTGGAAGGAAGCTGCGGAAGCGGTTGGGCTCGGCATCGAGGGCGTGCAGGAAAAGTACGAAGAGCCCTACGTGGTCACCGCCTACCTCTACAAGATGATTGGTGGGCCCATCGCGGCTGATGGGCAGCCCGGCGCGGAAGGTGCTGCGCCGAAGTCAGCGGGCGAGACGGACATGACCAAGAAGGGCGCCGCTGCCTCTGCGTTGCAGGCACGCGCCGCCGCTCGACCGCCGCAATAAGGAGTAGGCCATGGCGAAGGGTCCAACGCTGAAGCAGCTGGCGGAGCGCTTCAAGAGCTTCGACAGGAAGAAGCTCGACGAGACGTGGGGAGCGATTCACCGGAAGCGGGAACAGCTCGGGAACAAACGGTTCCCGAACTCAGACCCACGGTGGAAGGCGGTCGATCGCTTGGCCAAGGCATCCTCGGCGGTACTTTCCGCGCAGAAGGGCAAGCTCAAGGAGATGGAATCCGCAGCAAAAGCTGGGGCAGAAAAGAATCTGCAAACCGGCGAACGCGGCGGCTCGTACTACGTGAGCGCGTCGGGTGCCAAGGTCTACGTGAAGTAGGACGTGGGGCCGGTCTAGACTGTTCTCTCCCGTTGTGAGCACAGGAGCGCCTCGACCATGAGCACCCCGACCCCGCAACTGAGCCCGCCCCCAGTTCCCCTTGGAAGTGAGTCCGACGTGCAACACGACACAGGTGAGACGCCAGTGGTGAAGGCGCAGCTCCACAAGGAGCTGAACTCCGCCGTCTTGAAGACCATCGGTGGCCTCATCATTTCGACGGTCATCGCCACTGTTGGAGTGGTTGCGTTCATCAAGGCCGAAGCCGCGGAGAAGGCCGAAGTGGTTGTCGCTCCGGTGCGCGCCCAGCAGAAGACCGACAAGGAAAGCGTGGACGCCTCCATCGCGGACCTCACCAAGCGCATGGACAAGCTCGAAGAGCGACAGGACCAGAATCATCGCGAGCAGAGCGCCAAGCTCGACGGCATCTACCAGTTCCTCGTCACCAAGCAGCCGCAGCCCGCGTTCGAGAAGAAGCCGGACGGCGGCACCCCGTAGCGCGGAGCTTGCGCAGCGCGGTCACCCTCAGCTACGAAGCGGCGCAGAAAAACTAAAGCCTCGGATTCTTGCGCCTCCGAAGCCGTGACCATACACTGCACTACGTGACCATCCGACTGATCGACATCGAGGACCAGAAGCGTTTCCACGAAGAGATGGAGACGTACAACCTCCGTGTGCAGGAACGGATGAAGAACCCCGGCGTTGACCTCGGCGACTGGCCGCGGTCCCCGAAGCAGCCGGAGCCGATGGTGGACTCGCGCGACAAGGGCGCGATGCCGCAGAACGACTACGGCATGGGGTGTCTCCCGATGGGCACGGTCGGCGGCAAGAGTGACCCGGAGTTCTTCGACCCGCTCGACTTCGACGGCAATTCGCAGTCGCAGGTCAAAGGCTTCGCCTCGCGGTGGCAGCGCAACGACGCGGACGGCGAGCTGGAATCGTCCGACTCTTCCCCCTTCAAGACCACGAAGTAAGGAGCGACGACCCATGGCGGACGACACCAAAAAGGGCAGCCTTGCGAGTGAGCAGCTCTCTCACCGCACCCCGCGGCAGACCGCGATGGAGAAGAACGACCCGGCGAACTTCGATGAGGGTCCGGCCTACGACATCCGGCACGGGCACCCCATCACCAAGGAACAGCCCACGCAGGACTACAAGCCGCTGGAGCTGAAGCAGCCCGGCGAGGCGAAGCCCCTCGACATCCCCGCGCCGTTCACCATCAAGGGAGCCTGATTTCCATGTCCGACGAGACGAGTGGCAAAGACACCCCGAACACCTCGAAGTACGGCGGTCCCATCTCGAAGGGCGACGGCAAGCTCTCGAACGAGATCTACGACGCGGAGCACGGCAAGTACCAGCCGATGAGCATCCCCGCGCCGGACGCGGCGATGCCCACCGCGCTCGACCCGTCGCCGTTCACCATCAAGGGCAGCTGAGCCCCCGCCCCAACACCGCTTCACCGGAGAACCGAACATGGACAACCTGAACGACCTGTTGAAGAGCGCCACCGAAGGCGACGGAAACGTTTTCGAGAAGATCGAGAAGGCCACCGGCACCTACGCCGACAAGGCCGCGGACGAAAAAGACGTGGAGAGCAAGACCGCCTACGGGTCGCTCCCCGGCTCGGTGGACCCGAGCCCCTTCACGGTCGGCCCGCTCGGCTCGAAGTAAGGGCTGCTCAGTACGCCCATGGCTGACTCCTTCAAGTTGCTCGGGAGCTACGAGACTGCCCCGTTGGGGCAGCCTCTGTCATTTGCGCCCAACGTCATCGCGCAAATCTCCGAGGGGAAGACGCTGAAGGTGAAGGAGCTGGCGGACCTCACGCTGTCGGTGGACTCCGCGGTTGCTGTCCCCTTCGGTGGTGTGGTGAACGCCAACGTCATTTTGCTCAAGGCGACTGGGGGCAAGGTGAAAGCCCGCTTCACCAGTGCCGATGGCACAGCGCAGGCCATTCCGTTCGACACGTACCTCATCCTGATGTCCGACACCGTGCCCTTCACCGCTATCGACTTGACGCGCGTTGCGAGCACGTTGACCACCGTCCGAGTTTTCCTCGGCGAGAAATCGTAGTAAGGCCCCCGCAACTTTCCCCGCAGCACGGAGAACGCACATGCCCAGCACCACCACTGCAACCGAGACTCTCAAGAAGGTCCTCACCGAGGCGGACCCGAACCGGCTCGCCGACGCGCTCCGCAAGGTGGACCTCGGCAACCTGCTCCAGATGAAGGAGCATGACACCGGCACCATCACGGGCGTCGCTGCCGTGCCGCTGCCCGAGGGCGCGCTCGCCGTTCTCTCGGCCCACGTCATCACCTCAGGCACCGCGGCCTCGGTCGGGCACTACATGGTGGGCAACAGCGCCACCACCCCGCTGCTGCCGCCCGGTGGCGCGAACACCGCCATCGGCCTCGCTTCGGCGCAGGGCATCGCGGCTCCCGGCGCTGGGCTGACCGGCGCGGGGAAAATCACCACGGTGACCTTCCCCAACACCGTCACTCGCGTCGTGTTCCGCTACATCGCGGGGCCCACCGCGGACATGACCGCCAAGTTCGACATCGCCTGATTCCTGAAGCTGGGGGAGCTGGCCAACGCGAAGAGCAGGGCCTTGGCTCACGATGCTGAAGAAGAGGGTTTCCCGAGGGGCGGCGGATTCCGCCCCGCTTCACCGTACCCGCTGCGCACCGCGGGGAATCACACAGGCTGGCTTTGGCACCTCACCACGCGACGACGGCGGTGAATGTCGGAGACAGTACCGAGGAAAAAAGACATGCCTGAAGACGTGATGCCGCAAGAAGTGCAGCAGCCCGGTGGCAGTGATCCCACGCAGCAAGTGGCGCCGCCCCCGGCCCCTGTGCAGCAGCAGCAGGCTCCGCAGGAACCGAAGGTGATGATGATTCCCCATTCCGCGATGAAGCGGGAAAAGGATGAAGCCTTCGCGAAGGGAAGGCAGGCGGGGTTGGACCAGCTGGCGAAGGACGCGGGGTATGAAAACCACGCAGATCTCGTCTCTGCTCTGTCTCAGTTGAGACAGAAGCCGCCTGCACCTGTCGCCCCACGACAGGCAGCGCCGCAGCCGGTTCCTCCCGAGGAAACGCCAGAGGACTTGGCGGCGAATCAGGCGGGGCAGGTCGCGACCCGCGGGCAGCAGCGCGCAGAGATGGCGCTCCAGCGCAATCTGGAGAAGGCCCTCAACGAGCGCAACCGCTATGCCCAGTCCGCTTCCGAGTACCGGAAGGAACTGGACTCAGCGCGGCAGGAAGTGGACGCGATTCGGGCGGAGATGCACCTCCGTACCATCGCGGCTGGAGTCGGCGTCCAAGACGTGGACTACAGCATCATGCTGCTCACCCGCGAGGTGGAGAAGTTGACCCCCGAGCAGGCTGCGCAGTTCGACGAGCGGGCGTTCTTCGATGGACTTCGGAAGACGAAGCCTCTGCTGTTCGGAGAAACGGTGCAGCCCGCGAACACCGGAATCGGTCAAGGGGGTGCGCCGAAGCCTCCCCAGCCGGGTCAGGTGACCTCCCAGCAGTCGCAGGGCGGGAGAGTCGATGCGCGCAAGATGGACCCGAAGCAGTACGCGGATCTCCTTCGAGCACGCGGAATCAACGGTCACGTGTAGGTGACCGGGGGGCGCGCAGGCACGTCACCTGCGCGCTTCCTTGAGGTGAGGTCTTGACGTACCTTTCGGCGCTGAAGATGTACGCACCCCACCGCAGTACCCACAAGGAAGCGACCCAATGCCTGACTTCTCAGTAATCGCCCAGTCGCCCGAGATTCGGGCGTTGGTGCAGGACGGAATTCTCGAACGAGCGTTCCACGACTCGCTGTTCCCCCGGCTGCTGTACCGCGGTGAAGCAACCCCGGTGCTCTGGCCCGCCAACATCGGCGACCGGCAGATTTTCACCGGCACCGGGCTGCTGCCGAAGCAGCAGAAGCCGCTGGTCCCCGGCAACGACCCCGTTCCGCAGAGCTTCAGCGCGGAGCAGTGGGAAGCGGTCGCGCAGCAGTACGCCAGCTCGATCGACACCCACATGCCGACCGCGATCGTCGCCATCGCGAACCTGTTCTACCGCAACGCCCAGCAGCTGGGCTTGCAGGCGGGGCAGTCGCTGAACGGCATCACCCGCAACCGGCTGTACAACGCCGGTCTGTCGGGGTGGACCGTGGCGGACGGTGCTCAGGGCCCGACCAACACCATTCGCGTGAAGCGCCTCAACGGCTTCACCAAGGCCCGGCGCCCGGACCTCGTGGCGGGTTCGGCGGTGCAGTACCTCGCTGTGTCCCCCAGCAACCCGCTCCCCATCAAGATTTTCGCGGGCTCGCAGCTGAGCCGGAACGTCATCGGCTTCGCCGCGGACGTGGCGGGGGATGAGGTCGGTCCCGGCACCATCACCCTCGACGGTGCTGCCATCAGCGTGGTCGATCGCGACTACGTGATTGCGGACACCCGCACCTCGCTGGTGCGCGTGGGTGGCGGCTTCAAGGTGGACGACGTGGGCAGCTCGGACCTGTTCCGGCTCGCCGACATCCGGGCGGCGTGCGCCCGCATGCGCAGCATGAACGTGCCCGAGCATCAGGACGGGTACTTCCACTGCCACATGGACCCGACCTCGGAGAGCCAGATCTTCGCGGACGCCGAGTTCCAGCGCCTGCTCACGTCCATGCCGGACTACTACATGTACAAGCAGTTCGGCATCGGTGTGCTGCTCGGGACCATCTTCATTCGGAACACCGAGAGCCCCCTGCCGGAGACGGTGACGGGCGGTCTGACTGCGACGTACTCGCAGGACGACAACTTCGCGGGTGAACTGTTCAACACGGGCGTGACCACGGGTGTTCGCGTGCACCGTCCGATGTTCACGGGTCAGGGGCAAATCATGGAGTACCACCTCGACCTCGCCAACCTCGTCACCGAGGCAGGCATCACCGGCAAGCTCGCCGAGCCGCGCATCACCAACAACGGCATCGACGTGTTCACCGAGCGCATCCAGCTCATCATCCGAGCCCCGCTGAACCGCTTGCAGGACATGGTGTCCAGCTCGTGGAAGTTCATCGGCGACTGGCCTGTGCGCACTGACGGTGCGACTGGCGACGCGGCGTACTTCAAGCGCGCTGTGATTGTGGAGCACGGCGAGTAATCCGCCGCTGCCCCGCGCAGAACCCCTGAGCGGCGGGGCTGGGCAACACAGCCCGGCCTCGCCGTTCTTGTTTTTGCAACCTCAAAGGAGCACCGCACATGGCGACGGACAGTAAGAAGAAGGTGCAGGCCACGGACCCGTTGGAGGCCGCGAAGATTGCGGTGAAGCCACCCCCGGTTCCCCCCGCGCCCAAGCCACCAGTGCTGGAGTTCAAGCCGGACCCGACTGCGCCACCTGTGGCGCCTGTGGCGAGCGCCCTGAAGAAGTACCGGGTCGCGCGCACCACCACCATCTCACTGCAAGGCAACATCGTGCGCCTCAACGAGGGCGACATCGTGTCGGAGAGCAGCTACGGCCCCGACCAGATGAAGCGCATCCTCGAATCTGGCGTTCCCCTCGTCACCCTCTGAGGTAACACGTGCCTTCCGCACCGCTGACCGACGCCGAGAAGCAGCGGCTGGCGTACCATCTCGGGTACCCAGCGGTGACCACTGCGGCCTCGGTGCAGTTCGGTGTGCCTGCGCTCTCGCAGACGAACTTCCTCGTCTACAACGTGCTCGACAAGCTGATGGACAGTGCCCTTGAACAGGTGCGCTCCATCAGTTCGGTCATGGACGGCATTGAGTTGAAGCTCATCGACGCGCAGGACAGGCTCGCGGCCACCCGGCTGGAGGACCTCTACCTGCGTGAGAACGAGACGGATTCCCTCGAAGGGGAGTACCGCCGCTGGGGCTTCCGGCTCTCGGACATCATCGGTGCACCGATCTACCCGTACTCGCGGCGCTACAGCGGGGGCGCGAACGCAGTCACCAGCGTTCCCATCGTGAGAAGCTGATGCCGAAGCGGTTCACAGAGGTCACCTCGTCACAGGCGAAGAAGACGCTGGCGCGTCGCTTTGTGCCGTTGGCGGACTCTCTGCGGGACCTGCTGACCAAGTTCGGTCTGCGCGCGTACAAGGTGACCATCATTCGCGTGGAGTGGAGCGGTGGGAAGCGCGGGCGGGGCACTCCGGGCATCATCGAAGAGCGGACCATCCTGCCCACCCCGAAGATTTCCTCCTTCGATGCTCTCACCGAGTTGGTTCAGCCGGTCGGTTTGGAAGAGCTGGGCTCTGTGGAGCTGTCGCAAATCAGTGGCACCTTCACCGAAGAGCAGCTCCGGGGTACCTCCAACGAGGGTGACTCCATCCCGCAGAACCAAGAGTTCTTCTACGAGGTGGAGTTCTTCCCGCACGAAGGGCCCTCTCAGAAGCGCCGGTTCTACCCGCGCAGTGCGCCCACCTACTTCCCCGGTCGGCTCCAGTGGAGCATCCGGCTGGAGAAGGCGAACGAGGATCGTGCGCGGAATGGGGACCCGGAATGACCACCATCCGGCTCCAGCTCTCCGAGTTCGCCCCGGTCTTCCAGCGTCTCGGGCCGCGGTTGGTCACAGCGGCGAAGCGGGGGGCCCTGCGCGGGGCCCTTCGCGCCGTTTCGACGCTCCAGCGGGCCACTGGGCAGGCTTCCCCGGCGAACCCCGGCATGAAGGGTGAGGGCGGCGCGGTGAACACCGGGCACTACAAGCGCGCATGGAAAGCGGAGCAGCTCCCTGATGGTGCACGGGTGTACAACCAAGCCCCCTACGCTGCGGTCATAGAGCACGGACGGCGCCCCGGTACCTTCCCGCCGCTCAAGCAGATTGAGCGGTGGGCGCAGCGCCGGATGGGCCTCACCCCGAAGGAGGCCAAGGCAGCGGCCTACCCCATCGCTCGGGCCATCGCGCGCCGCGGGCTTCAGGGGCGCAAGGTGATGACCAACGTGCAGCCGCAAATCGAGCGGGACTTCTTGGAAGAGGTGCGCAAGGAGCTGGAGCGGGAGCTGGCGAGGGGGCCGACCGTATGACCATCCCTCTGGTCCCGCCCGCGGGCACCTCGACGCCTCCCGTGGGGCGGGCCTTCCTCGTCACCTCACGGACTCCGCCCATCGTGCACAACGCAGTGCAGGAGTGCGATGCCCGGTTGGCGGTCTGCCGCGGCCTCGCGGAGTACCTCGCGGGTGTCTCCATCAACGCCGAAGGTGGGCGCAAGGTGGCGTTCAAGCAGGTGCACGAGGAATACGCCGAGCCGGAAGAGAGCGCCAACTACCCCGCTGTGAAAATCGGGCTACGTGGGCCCGGTGTGTACGAGGCGCGGTCGTTGAGCCCCTCCATCGACCCCAGCGAGCGTGTGCCGCAGCCGGACGGGCGCTACCTCATCGTGCCCTGTGATTTTGCCAGTGACCTCGGGGTGGAAGTCTGGACCACGGACCCGGAAGAGCGCTCCGCCGCCATCATCGCGTTGGAGCGCGCCTTCACGCCCAACTTCAACAAGTTCGGTTTCGACATCCAGTTGCCCTACTACTTCAACTGCCGCGCCACCTACTCGATGACTGAGCTGGCTGTTGATGATGATGCGGAGTCTGTGCACCGACGATTCCGCGTTGCCACCATCACGTTGAAGGTGCGCGTGCCCTTCGTCACGCTGTTTTCGTTCCCCGACGCACGTCCCTCGTTCGATCTCCAAGCTGTTGGGGACGGGGCTGACGTGCTAGTAAACCTCGAAGTTTTGTAAGGAGAGTCCACATGGCAGGCTTCATTCGGCGGTACGGCTACAGCCCCGGTGTCGAGACGATTACCCTCATCGAGGGCGTCATCATCGTGGACCTCCCGCCTCCGGGGGCAATCAACGGCGTGTCGTCGGGCACGGTCGGTCTGGCGGGTGAGTTCCCCGACATGACCTACGCCACCGCGGTGGACTCGGCGGGCTTGGTCACCACGAACGTGCGCCCCGTCGAAGTCACCTCCGGGCAAGACATGCTCGACAAGGTGGGCGGCTGGGACGCGACGCTGGGAGACTTCGGAAACACGGGAGGCAGCGGTTTCGAGGCGGTGCGGAACAAGACGTTCACCCGCCTCATCCTCGCCCCGGTGAACCTCGCCTCAGCTGCGGCGGGACGTGCGTGGCGTGACCTGCCCACCAACCAGAGCGCGACGGTGGCGACTCCCTCCGTGACGTTGCAGGGCGGGCGTGTGGAAGCCGGTCGCGAGTTCATCAGCGGCGTGAACAAGGTGCGGCTCGGCAAGCGCATCAATTTCACCGCGCTCGGGCACTACAAGAATGCGATCGACGGTGCGGTGACCTCGGGTGCCCCAGCGCTCTTTCAGACGTTCAACAGCGCCACGGGCAACTTCCTCACCGCGTTCAATGGCGGGCCTGTTCCCAAGGGGCACATCCTCGTGCTCGGGCAGGTCGGCGGCGCGGGCGCACTGGGCGCCAATGCCTTCACCTACCGCGTGACCACCACCGCCGTGAGCGCCACAGCGCTCGTGGTGGAGAAGATGGACGCGGCCAGCTTCGACTGGACGACCGGCACGGCGCTCCCGTACCGCCTCCACCAAGGGTCTGACGCCGACTCGGGCTTCGCCACCCCCTCCAAGCTGACGGACCCCGCGGGGTACACGCTGCCTTGCCGCCCCACCGTGGCGCTCATCGCGGCGGCGACCAGCCTGTCGCCGACAACCGTTCCCCCAGCTGTCACCGCCAGTTCGTGGGACGTGCTCTCGGGCCTCACGCTGAGATCGCACGTGACCGCGGGATTCGCCTACACGGCGAACCTTCAACAGCCGAACACCCCCTACACGGCGGGAGTCAATGCAGCGATCGATGCGGCCTACATCACCGCCATCGACTCGATGCTTCAGGATGTGGCTCCGGCGCGTGACATCAACATCGTTTTCTCAGCACGCACCAGTCCCAGCGACGCTTCTCCGCAAGGTTTGATTCGAGCGCAGCTCAAGACGCACGTGCTCAACGCGAGCGCGGTGGGCCTTGGGCGCACGGCGTGCACTGCGCCTGACCTCAGGACCGTCTCAGCATCAATCGCAACAGGTGATTCCTCTCCCGGCGTTGGTGCGCAACGGCACGAGCGGGTCATCTACGACTGGCCCGGCGCGCAGACCTTCGTGCCTGAAGCGGTGGACATCACGCTGGGTACGGCGGACGGGCTCAACACGACGGACGGCATCCTCGACACCCGCGCGGACGGCTGGCTGGCCGCTGTGCTCTCCAACCTGCCACCGGAGCGCAACCCCGGCCAGAGTGGGCCCCCGGTGGATGCGGTGCTGGCTCCGATTCTCGGGCTCCAGCGCGGCCTCTCCGCGCTCAAGATGGGCGACTACATCAACATGCGCGCGGCGGGCATCTGCGGCTTGCGCATGGACAAGACGGTCGGCCCCATCTTCCAGTCCGGCATCACCACCTCGCTGGTGAGCGGGCAGAAGAACATCGCGCGGCGCCGCATGGCGGACTTCATTCAGGACTCGGTGTCGAAGTCGATCATCCACTTCGCGAAGCAGCCGCTCACCACGAAGCTCAAGGACGACATCGTGGGGGAGATCGACGCCTTCCTCACCATCCTCCAGTCCCCCAGCAACCCCCCTGCGCAGCGCATCGTGGGCTACGTCATCGACGACAAGAGCGGGAACACGCCGGAGCTGGAAGCGAAGGGCATCTTCGTGGTCATCGGGCGTGTGCGCACGCTGGCCTCGGCGGACTTCATCGTCTTCCAGACCGAAATCGGCGAGGGCGTGGTCATCACCACCGCCTGATTCACCCCGCTCCATAGGAGTCCACCGTGGCCACTCTCATTCGCAATCGCAGCGCGACGCCCATCACGCTGCCCTACCCGTACAGCGGCGCGTTGCCGGGCGGGGGCAGCGTGGTTCTGGAGGGCACCCCCGCCGTGGTTCTCGCGCGAATGGGGCTCAACGCGGACAAGGTGTTTGAACTCACCGAAGTTTCTGACCACGATCTCGTCATCTCTCCGGTGAACGGCTCCTACGCCCCACCTGCGGGCGCGAAGCTGTACTCGTTCCCCGCCATCGCGGCCAAGAGTGCCACCGTGGTCGCAGCCGCCCTCGCAGCCAACAGCGGCAAGGCGACCAAAAGCCTCGCCATCGGCGGCAGTGCGCTCGACACCGTGGTGCAGGCGCACACGGCGGGCGCGGCTGGCAACAGCATCACCGTGCGCGCGGTGGGGGACTCTGCCCCAGCCGGAGGCGTTACCATCAGCAGGGCGGGCACGGCGTTCACCATTCACTTCGAGGATGGGGTTTCGACGGTCGCCGACGTGGAGGCAGCCATCGCCGCCTTGGCTGGCGCTGACGACCTCTTCGACATTCTCACCGCGGGTACGGGGGCCACGGTTCTGAGTGTCCCCGGCGACGAGTTCATCGCCACCGCTCTGGCAGGCGGAAGTGACACAGGGAACGCCTTCACCGTCGTCAGTCCTGCTTCATCCCGAAACCTGCGCGTCACGATGGCCGCTGGTTGGGACGGCGGCGACGTGACGGTGGTTGGCACGGACCAGTCTGGAGCCGCGCAGAGCGAGGTCTTCGCCACCGGCTCTGGGGTCGTTCGTGTGGGGGCCAAAGTCTTTGCGACGACACATTCGGCGTCCAAAGCGTCGGCTGGGCTGACCCTCAACACTGCGAGCATCGGCACTGGCGACAAGCTGGGCGCAGGTTTCGACCCGACTGGCTCTCTGCTGTTCGCTGGCGGCGTCTCTGAGGCGATGACCGCTGACGCCACCAACATGGCCTTCACGCCGACCACGGTGCCGAACGGTGCGGTGGCCTACACGCTGATGAAGAACGTGGTGCAGGCGCCCTGAGCCTTGACCGCCCCCTTGGGGACGTGCAACATCAGGGGTGCGTTTCACCGGCTTCGCCCCCTGCCTGAGGCAGGGGGAATAGGGCACGGTCCTTCTCCCTCCCCCGGAGAAGAACCGTGCCTTTTGTTTTTTTTGGAGGAACACCGCGATGTCAGGGACGAGGGAGGCCGTTTTTGAGAAGAGGTGGGGTGAAGATTGCCTTCTCATCGGACCAGTCCTTTCGTTTCCTCTGGTAGAAGGTCATGCGGTTGGTGCCAGACAGCTCAAGCCATTCAGCCAGCGTTTTTGTCTCACCACGAAGCGTCAGGTTACGGTTGCTGCGCATGTTGCGTGCTTGCTCTTTGCGAGTAGCCCAGCGCACGTTCGCCGGTTCGTAGTTCCCCTCGACGTTGACGCGATCGATGGAATGCTTGCGGCTCGGTCTTTCACCAACATCAGCAAGGAAGTTCTCGAAGGTCAGCCAGCGCTCGCAGACGGTGATACCTCTCGCACCGTAGTTGCGAAAATTGTCATTGTTAGAGTCTCGACATCGAGAGAGCATGTTCGCCCACGTTTGGTAGAGCGGAGAGCCGCTCCCGCGTGCATGCCCATGTCTCAGTTGAACAGTGCTGCCATGCCGCCGCCCGTGCTCAACTCTCCAACAGCCACAGGATTTTGTGCGCCCCTTGCGCAGGAGATCGCTCAGAACGAAGGTGCGTTTTCCGCATTCGCACAGACACTCCCAGACTGCTTGTCCGTTTTGTCGCTCGGGAGCAAGTCCGACAACAGTGAGCCGTGCGAAGGTTTTTCCGGTTAAATCGATGAGGCGCATGGTGCGCTGAATGTATAAACAGGAAGGAAAAAGGTCAAGTGGCAAACCAAAGGATTAAAGGCCAAGAAGTGGAAGTCTCGGTGCTCCACGACGGTGTGACCACCGTGTTCACCGACATCCAGTCGTTCGAGATGATGAGCGTCACCGAGACGACCGAAGAGGGGTATCTCGGCGAGAAGGCGAACCGCTACGACGAGTTCTACAAGGGCTACACCGGCAACCTGAAGATGCACAACAGCAACGGTGAGCTGTTCAAGTTCATGCAGATCGTCAAGGACCGCGCGCAGCGTCGGACTCCGGGGGTGGTCATCAACATCAAGGCCACGCTGAACTTCCCGAACGGCACCGACCGTCCGCGCATCAACCTCAACGACGCCTTCTTCGACGAGATGGGCATCTCGTTCGGCAGCCGCGACGCCTACGCGGAGACGACCCTCACCTTCAAGGGCACCGAGTTCAAGGTGCTCTAACCCGTAGCACCCAGAGGCTGAAACCATGGAGATGCCACAGAAGAAGCCGCGCGCCGTGAATCTGTTCGACGTTCCTCCCGAAGTCGCCGCCGCCAGCGGCGTGAAGGAGGTGGGGCTGGTGCAGCTCACCACCGAAGAGGAACTGCTCTGCTTCAAGCGCGCGAAGGGCGACAACGCCAAGCTCGCGATGGAGCTGTCGAAGGCGGCGCTGGTGGAGGCGGACGGCAAACCGCTCCAGTCGCACGACGGGTCGGTGGACACCTTCTGGAAGGACGCGGAGCCGCGGTTGCGGCAGCTGATTCTGACCGCCTACGCCGACCTGCACTCGGCGAAGGAGGATGACCAGAAGGATTTTCTGGCGAGCCGGAGGACGCGGGTGGCGTAACCCTCTCTGGCCTCGCCCTCGCGCTCGACGCGATGGAAGAGCGCCGCGGGGATCTCTCGGTGCGCGTCTGGAGGAAGGTGGCGTTTCTTGGGAGGTACGCGCATCAACCGGCGAACGTCAGTCTGGAGTTGCCGATGGATGACCTTCACGGGCTCGTAGCCGCGACCGCGAAGTTGCTGGAAGAAGAGAAGCAACCGTAGGACCAAGGAGGTCGTCTCGATGGCGCAGACGCTTGAACAAATCATCGAGACGCACCTCAAGGTCATCGACGCTGCCACCGGGCCGCTGGCCAAGATTGCAGCGCAGGCGGAGAAGACCGCGGCAGGGCTCGACCACGCTGGGAAAGCCGCAGCACACGGCGGCGAGGCTGGAGGTGGGGCTTTCGGGCACCTCTTCGGCATTCTCCAAGGCATGGCGGGCATCAGCGCGGTGGTAGGCGCGGGGCTCTCGCTCCACGCAGCGATCGAGTCCACCGAGAAGTACATGAACAACCTGAAGGAGGTGTCTAACCTTACCGGTGCCGCGGTTAGCCAAACGGACTTACTTTTCAGCTCTGCACGTAGGTCGGGTGTCGCTTACGACGCGATGTCTCAGACGATGTTTCAGCTCTCGCGACGTGGAGCAATGCTGGCCACGACACAGGCTGCTGCGGCTGGGAAAGTTCCGGGGCTCGCCAAGAAGTTCGAGGCCCTCGGGGTGAACCTGAAGAAGGGGCCTGTTGAGTCCCTCATCGCGATGTCCGATGCGGTGAAGAAAGGAAAGATTGGTGCTGGCGAGCTGATGGGGCAGTTCAAGATTCCCCAGCGCGAGGCCAACAACATGGAAGAGTTTCTTCGGAAGCTCGACCCCAAGAAGCTCCGTGCGGCAAAGGCTGGGGGCAAGGGCCTCATCGGCGACACCGAGATGGATGCCTTCAAGCGCATCGAGTCCGCGCAGAACCGCATCAGCGACACGTGGAACCGTATCAAGGTCACGGTCATCTCGAAGCTCTACCCCATCGTCGCGGACATGGCGGAGCGCTTCGCTGACCGTCTGGAAGGGTTTCTCCCGAAGCTCGAAGACGCGATGAGCTGGGTAGCGGCCCATATGGACTCGATCGTCATCGCCGCCAAAGCCTTCGTGCTGGTGATGACCGGCAAGAAGATGCTCGACATGGTGGCGAGCCTCACCAGCCCCGCTGGCATGCTCGGGAAAATGGCAGCCGGAGGTCCGTTTGGCGCAATGGGGAAAAAAGCGGCAGGAAAGGCAGCCGAGGGGGACATCGGCGGGCAGCTCAAGGTGCTCGCCGCTGCTGGCCCGATGCTCCTTGCCATTGGCGCCGCTGTCGCCATCGCAGCCCTCGCCTTCCGCGGCTTCTCCGAGAACATCGGCGGCGCTCGTGACGCGCTGATGGAGCTGTGGGACAAGTTCAAAGCGAAAATTGACATCATCACTGAAGCGGTGGGCAGGCTCTTTGGTGCAGCCGACGCTGGGACGGGCACACTCGACACGCTGACGAACATGGCCACCAGTCTCGTGCTGGCCATCTTTGAGATCGTGGACACGGCAGTCAGTGGGTGGGTGCTGATGGGCTATGCCATTGGTGAACTTGGCAGCATGGCTGACGAGTTCTTCAAGCAGTTCCCGCTCGCGCTCAAGCAAAACGTGTACGACCCCTTTCTTAAAATGCTCACGGCGATTGGCGGCGTAATCGTGGAGTTGATGAAGGGCAACTACATAGAAGCGGCGTTGCAGGCAAAAAAGGCTTACGACGCTGCGATGCAGGTGCACAACCCAGCATTTCTCGCCATCAGTACGGCGGCAGATGCTCTCGGCAGCGGCCTAGAACGCGCGACTGCTAAGTACCAGAAGGACGTGAACGCGGGCACCGCGCGCAACAAGGCGCAGCGGGAGGCCGATGCGAAGAAAGAGAAAAACAAGGAAGACACCAAGCCCTCGAAGCAGGAGATGAACTTCCCCAACGCGCGCTTCGACATCACCCAGAACTTCGCAGAGGGCTTCGACCCAGACCGCATCGCAGTGGCCTTCGCGAACGACATTTCGTCGCTGGGTGAGATGCGCTCCAGCTCCACGTACACGAACGCTCTCAACGGAGTTCGCTGATGGCGGACCAGTCGGCATTCGTCATTGCGCAACTCGCCGCAGATGGTGAGACAACGAGTGGCGACACCCTCACGCTCATCGGGCGCGCTTTGCCCTACCAAGGGTTCGAGCTGGAAGGCTCGATGCGCATGGAGACGACGTGGTACCCCGGCAACGCGGTAGCCACGGTGCAGATGCTGGGTGCGGAAGAGAAGCCCACCACCATCAAGGGCATGTGGAAGGACAAGTTCCTTCGGTCCACCACTGACGACAACGTGAGCGTGGAGCCCACTGCGGTGGCGCGCCTCAATGACCAAGCGGTCGCCGACGTGGACTCGTTGGTCACCGCAGTGGAGCGCATGCGGTTGGCGGGTAGGTTGGTCAAGGTCACGTGGGGCACCAAGGTCCGCATCGGCATCCTCACGCGCTTCAAGCAGAACTGGATTCGCTTCGAGGACCTAGACTGGGAGATGGAATTCCAGTGGATTTCTCGCGGCGAGAAGCAGTCCCCGGTCACTTCGTCAGTGCCCCCGGAGGCAGACTCCTTCGCAAAGACGATGGCCACTGCGTTTGCCCGACTCTCCGCCGCAATCGACACCGCCACGCTTCAGTTCCAAGTCGTCGAAGACTTCATGTCGCAGGTGAACGACGCGGTGAGCATCATCGACAGTGCGTCGCAGGAGATGACCAGCGCAGTCTCGAATGCCACGCAGCTCATCTCCGCCCCACAGGACGCCGGGTCCAGAGCCCTCGCGGCAGCGGAGAGTATCAAGGAGCAGGCGAGCGCCATCGTCACGACGGTGGAAGCCTTCCCGCCGCTGGAGCTGGTCAAGACATCGACCCCGGAAGCTCTCGACTTGGGAGATGCACTTCAGGCCGACACCTTCTCGCGGGAAATCAAAGCCTCTGCGCGGTCCCTGCAAGCTATCGCCTCCGCGCAGGGTGACGACCTGCGGGCGAGCTTGGACATCGACGCGCTGCTCGCGGTCTTCATCGCGCGGGGCCCGATGGACCTGCGGGACGTGTCGCAGCGCTACTACAGCACGCCGGACCAATGGCGCAGGCTGCTCTCGTACAACCAGTTCGCTTCTTCAGCGATCGAGGCTGGGGTCATGGTGCTGGTGCCCAAGCTCGTGAGTGCAGACGCGAGGACGTAGATGCCGCTCTACTTCCCCTCCATCGCGGTCAAGTTGGTGGTGCGCTTCGATGAGGCGTTGCTCAAGGAACAAGAGCCGCTGTCACCTGAAGCTGCGGGTGCAGCAGCTGGGGCCGCGGGAGCTTCCGCTGTCAAAACTTCTAGGACTGCGGTGCCACAGTCGGCGGCGAGTATGGCTGCGTCGTCTGCCGCGCCAGTAGCTGGGGGTGCAGAGCAACAAGGTGCGCTGTTCGATGACGATGGGAGTGATGCCCTTACGAAGTCACTCGTCATTGTTCCGACCGCTGCGAATGTGGAGCTGCCCTCGTACCGGCAGACGCCGAAGTTCAGCATGACCTTCGCGTGGAAGGACTTCCCCGTGGACCCGCGGGCGATTCGCTCGATGGCGGCGCGCATCTACATCGGGGTCATCCCCGGCACGGACTTCACCGCGGGCATGAGTGGGCAGGCGTTCTTTGGAACCGGCGACGGGCGGCGGTTGGCGAGCCAGCTGGCGCTGAAGGCGGAGAACCTGATGCTGGTTGGGCTCGTGGACAACATCACGAACGAGCACAACGACAAAGGCAGCACGGTGACCCTCGACGGGCGGGGCATCGCTGGCTTCCTGCTGGACTCGAAAGTCAGCGCGGAGACATTGAAGAAGATCGATGTGAACAAGCCCATCGACGAGGTGGTGAAGCAGATTCTTGGGCAGTGGCCACAAGGCAAAAAAATCCCGGTGCGCATCAACGCGAACGAGTGGCCCAACAAAAAAATCCCTGCACCCGCATCGCCAGATCTCCTAGCTCGCGATACCAAGGGGCAGGATGGCAAGAAGCAGAGCTTCAACCCAATGAAGGCGGACCCGAACTCGGTCGCCTATTGGGATGTCATCACCACGTACTGCAACGTGGTTGGTGCGATGCCGTACTTCATCGCTGATGAGCTTTGGATTCGCCCGGTGAAGAGCCTCTTTGACCAGAAGAACAATCAAGGAATCACTGAGGGCACCAAGACACCGTTCAAGGGCCCGAACGGAGATGGCGCGCCGCGCACCATCAAGTTTGCTGACGGGAAGACGATCGACGCCTCCTTTCGCAAAATGATTTACGGGCGCAACCTGCTGAACTGGAAGTTGGAACGAAAGTTCGGAGGGGTCACAGTGCCGTGGGTGCGCACCGTGGCCCTCGACATGTCGAAGGAGCCGAAAAAGCGTCTCGTCTTCGGTGACTGGCCTCCCATCTCGAAGCAGGAGCAGGCTGCCAGTGCGGTGGACCCTTCGGGCAAGCAATCACGTGGAGAAGCTCTTCGCATCCCGGTGAACGGCATCGTGGACTCAGATCGGCTGACTGACATCGCCCGGAACATCTACAACGAGATTGGTCGCGGGGAGCTTGGAGGCAGCGCCAGCACGAAGGACTTGGCTTCGCTGGGCGGGGACAACGCGGACGCCGACATCATCCGGCTGCGCCCCGGCGACGCCATCGAGTTCGCAGTGGACGCCAGTGGCTTGAACGCCTACCCCCCTGTCGTGAACGAAATCGCCAATGCTGCCGCTCGCGCCCCCGGCGAGGCTGTGCAGGACCTCCAAGACCGGCTGGGCCTCGACAAGAAGCTCGCTGAGGTGCTCGTGGGCACAGCGCGGGGCCAGTATCAGGCACTCCAGACCGTTTTTCGGGTGGCTAACGTGAAATACACATGGGCGATTGCCACCGGCATCGCGGTGGACTTCGACTTCCAGAACTACATCACCGCGCGCTTCGATTTCGACAAAGATGAGCAGATCTCAACGGAGCTTAAGGGAACGCAGAAAGCGAGTGCCTTCGGGTCCGCCACTGGAGCCACCAACCCGCTGACTGGGACAGTCATCACCTAATGCTCCGCCGCTCTCGTGTTGGCACCATCCCTGACCTCACCCGCCTTTCGGCGGGCGTGTCGCGCCCCGGCATCGACCCTCGCATCAACGGTTCGCGGGCTGAGGCGCTCAAGGACAGCTCCATCGACAAAGAGCACGGGCACTACGTGGATGTGCAGCTGCTGCCTTCGGGCTTGGAGATGACCTGCCGGGTGGCGATGGACTACGCGGGCAAGGAGTTCGGGGACCACACCGGGCTCATCTACGAGGGCGACGAGGTGTACGTTCTTCTCCCAGAGGGTGACCCGGCGCTGGGGCCAATCGTCGTCGCGCGGGTGTGGAGCGAAAAGTACGCCCCACCGAAGACGGTGCAGGACCACCCCGAAGACTTGGCAGTGGTGGTGAAGCCGAAGCTGAATCGTCGCGTAGTCACCACCGAAGACGGGAAGCAGATTTTCGATTCAGACGGCAAGGACGACACCATCATCCTCGGGAAGGAAGACGCCAGCGAGCACCTCGTCATCGGCGACACCTACCGCGACAAGCAGAAGACGATGGACAACTCGTTGGAGACGCAGTTCGACAACTTGGCGACGGCGTTCAGCACTTTCCAAAGCTCAGCGACGTGCGCGGGCATTCTCATTCCTGCGGCAGCCCTCACCTTGAAAGCGGCTATCGCAGCGTTCTGCACTTCCGGGCAGCAGGCCGCACAGGCGTTGAAGGCAGCGGTGCAGCAGTTCGAGTCCGACGCCAGCTCGAATCAGGACTTCCTCTCGAAGGTTTCAAAAACCAAATGAGCGCTGTGATTGTCACCGACGCAGATGCAGATCGTGCGACCGCCTTTGCCACGGACGCGAAGAGCATCTACATCAACGGGTCGGCGCGGCCTTCGCTCGCGGTCGTCACTGACTCGCTCTTCGCGGACGCTGCCGCGTATGACTCCTTTGGGGTGCAGAACAACTACGTGAAGGCGCTCGTGCTGGCGTTCGTGCGCATTCTTCAGAACGGCCCCACGAAGTTCCCCACGCAGCTCGCGCAGTACGTCAAGACCGCACTCCCCAGTGCAGCTGCCAACACCGGGAACCTCATCTACGTCACCAACGACGTGGGTGGCGCAGTACCCGCGTTCTCTGACGGCACCAACTGGAGGCGCGTCACAGACCGCAACGTGATTTCGTAGACCCCATGGCAGCCACCTACTTCGACATCGAGCAGTTCCCGAAGAACCCGCTGCTTGGGCTCCAGCACCGCTTCCGGGTGACGGCGCGCAACGCAGGCGGAACCATCGACGCGGGCTACGCGGGGACCATCTGGTTCACCTCCAGCGACCCAGAAATCACCATCGTTCCGCTGTTCCCTGTCACTGGCTTGCTGCCGAGCGGCACCAAAATCTTCAACGTGAAGATGGGGAGCTTGGGCCCACGCACGGTCACAGTGCAGGACGGCATCATCGCTGCGGCCACCGCGCGGTGCTCCGTGCAGAATCGTCCGCTCGGGTGGGGCCTCGACGACGAGGGCATCCTCCCCTACGGCGACGCGGCCAGCGGCCTCGGGGTCTTCCTGCGGAAGGCGGCGGCTGTCTCTACGCGCGAGGTGGATGTCACCGTCTCGAACCTCGTGCAGGACAACAGCCCCTTCCTCGCAGGCGATGCACTGAACCCGGCGACGTGGCTGCTGCAACGGCTCGACTCAGCGGTGTACTTGCACGTGGTCGCTGTGCAGCAGGTGAGCACGTACACCTACCGGCTGCTGACGCTGGAAGAGTTCGGCCCGGTTCGTGTGACGCATCGGGTGAGCAGCACAACGCTCAAGGACGTAGCGGGTGCCCCCATTGTTTCCCCGCGCTCCGCCGACTTCCTTGGCCTGCTCGACGAGGCCACGAAGCACCCCATCCCCGCTAGCAACTCCGTGCAGGACATCGCCAACCCGCAGTTGCCGCAGGTCAACTGGGCCGCGGGAACGCTCCAGCTCGATGCCGCAGGCGACTACAAGCTGGAGACGGGCGCGCAACTGTTGCGCAAGCTCATCCTCCGTCGCCTCTTTTCCTTCCCCGGCGACTTCTTCCACCTGCCCAGCTACGGCATCGGCATCAGGGTGAAGGAGCCGGTGCCCCCCTCGAAGCTGGCTTCGCTGAAGACGCAGATTGAGCAGCAGTGCCTTCAGGAGCGGGAGGTGGCGCAGGTGAGCGCCGCAGTCACTTTGGCCTCCAATGGGGTGCTCACCGTCACCGTGCGCGCCAAGATGCGCCCGACCGGCGAGACGCTCGAAATCGGGTTCAAAGCGAAGGACGGGGGCCTCGTGCTATGAGGTGCGCAAATGGCTGATTTCCCTACATTCAATGACTTCTTCCGCACCGCCCGCGACGAGACGTTGCTGCGCAACGCGAAGGTGAGCCGGGAAGCGGTGGAACGGGAGGGCATGGACGCCAACATCCTCGTGGCCAGCATCGCCGCGGTGGCCGACCAAGTGACCGGCCAGCTGGCTCAGGTTGAAGCGGGGACGTTCATCGACTCGGCGGTAGGGGCAGCGCTCGATCGTCTCGTGTTCGACCGCTACGGCCTCGTGAGGAAGCCTGCCGCCTCCAGTCAGGGCACGGTACAGTTCCGCACCCTCGTGGGGGCTCCCACCACCTTCACCATCCCCATCGGTGTGCGACTGAGCACCCCGGACGGCGTGGAGTTCATCACCTCCGACTCGGTGGTCTTCCTCGCGGGCTCGATGGGCCCCTTGGCATGCGGTGTGCGCAGCTCGCTGGCGGGGTCCAGCCAGAACGTGAAGGCGCTGGCCATCACCAGCATCACCACCTCCATCACCAGCCAGCCGACAGACCTGACCGTCTCCAACCCCTTCGCCACGGCTGGCGCAGGTGACGCAGAGAACGATGCTTCCTTGAGGGACCGGGCCCGCCGCTTCTTCACCACGGTGCGCAGGGGCACGTTGGGGGCGCTGGAAGAGGCAGCTCTGGGTGTCGAAGGTGTCACCACCGCCAAGGCGTTCGAGGTCATTGACTCACTGGGCAGGCCCGCGCGTCTCGTGCAGCTAGTGGTGACCGACGCCTTCACCGAGCAGTTCGTCAACTACGACACCATTCCAGCCCGGTACGAGGTGCAGAGCCAGCTGCTGGCCACCACCGTGTTCAACGCCCTCGCCGAGGTCCGTCCTGCGGGTACCTTCGTGCAGGTCATCGTGGCCAACGTGGTGCTTCAGAGCTTCCAACTTGGGCTCTCCTTCATCGCGGGCACGGACGTGAACACCGCAGCCCTTGCAGCGCGGGCGTCGATGGTGACCTACGTCAACTCGCTGGTGGCGGGCGCGCCCATCGTCATCAAGGACGCCCTCACCATTCTGGGCAACGTGAGCGGCCTCGCGCCGACCGGGAACAGCATCGTGAGCCCCGCTGGCAACGTCACCGCGAAGCCGCTTCAGGCACTGCGCACCAGCCTCGCGCTTGTGACCGCCGTCTCCGCGCAGACGGACCAGCCCATCATCACCACCGGGAACAATCCCGACGCATTCACCCTTGCTTCAAACTGAGGGACTGACCCATGGCCGCGCCGGTCGTCAGCAACGTGTCGCCAGCTCCGGGCACGGCTATCGCTGCGACGCAGGTGCTTCAGCTTGATGTGACCGACCCGGACGGCGACGCCTTTCGGCTCATCATGCTCATCGCGGACTTCGCCTTCTTGGGCATTCGCGAAGTGATTCACGACGGCACGAGCTTCAGCCAGAATTACAGCGGCTTCGGGAATGCTCGGACGGTAATCACCAACGGGTTCCACTACAGTGTGCTGCGTGTCGGGGGTTGGCCTGCCAGCCCGCGCATCATCCCCTATGCGATCGACGTAACAGGTCAGGAGAACGTCTGATGCAGCTCAACCCTCCGCCGATTCAGGACGTTTCCGCAACGCAGCGCGGAGCGGTGAGCCTCGTCAATCAGGTGATGGGTGCGGGAGACAAGACCTTCCCCGGTTCCATCTTTGCCTTCAACCTCAGCGGCACGAACACGGGTGACCTCACGCTCGCCGCCATCGGCGCAGTGCCCAACGCGAGTGGTGCAACGCTGGTCGGGCAACTGCTCAATCTGCAACCGGCGAACGCTTCTTTTGGTGGAGTGCTCACGACGCTCGCGCAGCCTATCGCGGGCTCTAAGGCGTTCATCGACAAGATGGCGGTTGGTTTCGCCACCACCCCTGCCGTCTCGACGTTGCAGGTAGGCGCGACGATCGACGCCCTCGATGTCAGCACTTTTGTTGCAATCAACGCGCACAATCAGCCCGCCACCACGAACGCTGAGGGGCTCGACGTGTGGTTGAAGTACGACGGCTCCTTCGACACGTCGAATGCTGAGCTGAACACCATCGGAGCAACGCTCACCTACGAATCGTCGGTTTCGACAACTGGCCACTTGTTTGCGCTGCTGGGCTGGGGTGAAGCCTACGGGTCAACCACCGTCTTCGGGTTGTCAGGTGTGGAGAGCTTTGTTCGCACCGACACCGGCATGACCGTTAGCAACGCGGCAGCGCTGCACAGTCGTGGGGTTTACAAGGGCGGCGGAACCATCACACGTGGGTATGGGCTCTACCTCCAGAACAACAACGGCAGTGCAACCACCACGTACCAGATTTTCAGCGAGGGCACTTCACCGACCGGGAGCAACGGCTTCTACACGAGCAGCCCCGGTACGCGCCCCTTTGTTCTCACCTCGACCAACCAAGTCGGCATTGGGACCATCTCTCCGAGCGGGCCTCTTCACGTCCTCGGAGCGTCAGGTGGCCCGATTATCGTGGACGACACCGGGCAGGTTGGAATTGGCGCGGCCCCCGCTGCACTATTCCAAGTCACAGCGACGACCGGCTCGTTCGTGGTCTTCAACAACCTCGCCACTGGGGCGACTTTCAGCCACACCTCGACTCTGGCGGGTAACCGTCGCGGGTTCGATCTCAATGTCATTCATTCTGGTGGCAGCTCAGCAACGAACGTCTTTGGTTTTGCCTCTGCTCCCAGAACTTCAGGTGCAGGTGGCGCGACCCTCGTGGCTGGGTACTACACCAGCACGATCGGCAGCTTCGGCGCAGGGGCTATTGGAACGGCAGCGAGCTATTACGCCACCTCGCACACTGCGGGTGCTGGCATCACCACCAACGCCAGCTTCTACTCACAAGCTCAGAGCGGAGGAACGCTCAACGCGGGGTTCTACGCGGCCCCCTTCAATTCAGGGACGACCAACTTCCCCTTCTACTACGCAGGGGCCAGCTCGACTTTCAAGGTCTACGGTGTCGGGCGCACGCGCGTTACCAATACGGACGGGCTCACCGCTGACTTCGGTGGCGGCACGATGGTCACCGCGTTCGAGTCAAACGTTTCCACGGGCGCGAATGCTTCCGTCACGCATGCCTTCGGAACGTACACAGCAGCCAGCGTTACTGGCACGCTGGGACTCTCAGGCGGCCTCTACGGCTACAACGCTGATCTCTCCGTGGCGCACACCGCTGGAACTGTCGCAACGGTCGCTGCACTGAACATCAGCACCAGCTTCACCTCGAACGGACCTGTCGGAAACGTTTTTGGGTTGAACCTCGCGTGGGCTCGACCTTCGGGCACGTCGGTCATCACCAACCAGTTCGGCGTCTACATCAACCCGGTTGTGCTGGCGACGGGACAGAACTACTCCATCTGGGCGAGCGGTCCCAGCGACGGCAGCACTTCAAGCTGGCAGGTGAGTGGCAAGGCGAAACAGACAAGCTGGGTACAAGACCAGTTCCGCCCGGACATTCCCGATTACTTGGGAGAAGCAATCTACGCGGGTACTGCTCACGACACCCTAACCGGCATCAACCACGTGAGTGACGTGTACTTTGACGTAGAGCTGTTTGGTTCGTTGAGCCTCACATCTGGTGCGAGCGCCATTTTTGGTTCGATCTACAATGCCAAGACGGGCGGCACGGTTGCCGAGGCTGTCTCGATCACTGCCGACTTTTACTCGGACACTGCCGCACCTACGTACACGAACGTCATTGCCTTCAAGACGCAGTACGAGTGGAACGCGGTGCCCACTATCGTCAACCAATACGGCATCAAGCTCGCTCGGGTGGACAAGGGGACCACGAAAAACTTTGCCATCTACTACGACACAGGCCAGTTCAGCGTGGACAAAGATGGCTTCACCGTCGCAGGGGCTTACGATGGTGGCGGTGTCTGGGCCTACGCGCTTGACGCGCAGTACATCGGCTACCTTCACAACTCTTCCACCACACCGAACGTTTACTCGGGGCGCTTTGCCATCGACGGAAGTGTCGTCTCCAACAACTTCGCCGGGGTCTACTACGCGGAGACGAGCTTCGACTCATCGAGTGCAGTGAACAGGGTGAACTCTTTTGAAGGTGATATCGCCATCAAAGGCTCAGGCAACATCACCCACGCATGGGGCTACGTCTCATACATGGAGACTGAGGTTGGGCGGACTGGAACCATCGGAGACGCTACCCACTTTTACGCCTACAACTTCTTCAATCAAGGCGGGACGCTCACCGACCAGTACGGGTTCTATGCCGACCCGATGACCGGGGCGACCAACAACTACCCGTTCGCCTACGACAAGGGTGGGACGAAGCAGTGGTACGTCGGCGGCGACGGTGTGGTGGTCTACAACGCGGTCACGAGCCTCACCGCATTCGCTGGCGGTGGGCAGGCAAGCGCCACGGCGCTCACCGCCGAGGTGAACTTCGTCATCACCGTTGCGACGGCAGCGGACTCGGTGAAGCTGCCGACCGCCGTGCTGGGCAAGCGCATCGTGGTTCACAACCGGGGCGCAAACTCCTGCAACGTGTACCCGGTGACGGGCGGTGCCATCGACGCACTGGGCACAAACAACGCCTTCGCGCTTGGCGCGGGCACGAGCAAAGAGTTTGACGGGCAGACCTCAACGCAGTGGTACTCAAGGTGAGGTGACGTATGAGCAGGGGCAGCGATCGAGACACTGGCAAGCACAACGAGAGAAACTTCGTCAATGACGCGCCTGCTACGCGCCCTATCAACCCGGCTGCCCGAAAGGCCCACCGCGAGAGTGAGAACACCAAGGCTCTCGCGGCTGCGGCGGCTGCCAACGAGCACTCGGGTCGGGTACAAGGGCAAGATGGTGGTCAGGGACAAGGTGGTGGGCGCCCGTAATTCAATCAGCAGCACAACAGGAGGCTGAACATGGCGAAGGAAGCGATGGCGAAGGTGATGAAGATGGAGCGGAAGAAGCCCGAGAGTGTCATCAAGGACAAGGGCGACGCCGGGCCACAGGAGAAAATCACCAAAGAGGAAGCGCGCGAGATGCACTTCTTCGCGGAGCAGTGCGCTCGGATGGAGGCGCAGATTGAGCTGAACTCACTCCGCATCAACGAGCTTCAGCGGGCGTTGCAGGAGTCCGCGAAGAAGCGGGCGCAGTTCACCCAGCAGGTGAAGGCGAAGTACGGGCTGGACGACAAGGACGGGGTGAACCTCGAAACCTGCATCATCACCCGCGTCCCGAAGGCCGAGGACCCGGCCAAGTCCGACGAAGCCAAGAAGAAGTGACCTGTGTCCGTCTTCCGCTCCTTCCATTTTTACGACGCCTCGAACGTCCCCCTCACGGGACTGACGCCGGGGTTGACGTATGTGGTGGGGGGAGCAGTAGTCGCTCCATTGCCAGTGGTGGAAATCGGTGGTGGGGCCTACGGGGTGATGGTGCCAGATGTGGACGTGGCCGCTGGCGCGATTCTGCTCGTGAATGGCGGGGCTACCGCGTACCCGCGCCACCAAGTGCGCACCGCAGCCACCAACGGCTTGCTGGTGGTCCTGTTGCTCAACATGGACGGCAGCCTCTACAGCGGCGCGGGGACCCCCAGCTTCGGGCTCTATTCAGACTCGGGTGGGCCCCGTACTCCACCTTCGTTCTCGCAGGTGCTTCCGCTGTCGCCGACGCCTCGCGCGTTGTGGAAGGCAACGGCCACGGTAGGTGACATCGCAGCGGGGACCGCTGCGCGCATCGTCGCGCCGGGCGATTCGCTTCCCTCGGATTACACTGGGGCGATGGAAGCGGGCATCGGAAGCTCCCCCGCGGGGGACCCAGCTGTTGGAAATTTCTCACCTGCTTTGGCCGCCGCGGTCAGAAAAACAGACACCATCAGCTTCGACGTGACGGACGCGCTTGCAAATCTGGAGCGTGTACTCGTGTTGGTGAGCTACCCCAACCTGAACATCTACGAGATGGCGCACGACGGGGATTCGCGCGGGCCTCGGTACGCCAACACTTTCTGCTCGCGGGTTCCCATCACCAACGGCTTCCGCTACACCTTGCTCCGAGACGAGGGGTGGCCCTCCAGCCCCCGTGTCATCCCGATGGCCTTCGACGTGGGTGGTGGGGTGAATCTCATCACCGGGGTCATCTACGGTTGGACCTTGGTGGAATGACCGATGCCTCTCCCGCTCGCATGGACTCTGATTTCCCCGCTGCCTGCGCGCGGCGGTGCACAGCCTGAGAGCACGAGCACAGCGGCACCGTTCCTTCCTTGCTCTATCGAAGCGTTCACCCAGCAGGACCTGCTCGATTTGTTCGAGCGCCTCCTGCCGCAGCACTACCTTGCTCCGCTGAAGGAAACAGGGCCCGGCTACGAGGTGCTTCAGGCCGCCGCGGCGATGGGTGCGCGCCTGTCGCAAGCGGTGGCGCGGTACGCCTGCGGCGCGTTCATCCTCTCTTCCACCGGGGGAGCCAAGGCCACAGGCTCGATCGAGTTCTACCGCCCGACACCGAACGCGGAAGGCATCCCGGTCACCATCCTCGCGGGCACGGTGGTGAAATCGAGCAAGGGTGGACGGCGCTACGTCACCACGGCGAACGCTGTTTTTGCCCCGAGCGATTTAGGTCCCTTCACGGTGCCAGTTGAAGCACTGCTTCAGGGGTACAACTACAACGAGCCGGGCATCGTGGTGACCGCAGACGGCACGAGCCTCGAAGGGGAAATCGACACCATCGTCACGCTGGTAGAGGACCCTCCGGTGGGCGACGTGACCTTCCGGGTGCGGCACCCCATCGCGACCACGGGCGGCGTGGACCCGGCGCTTGACCAGCACGGCATCGACCGCCTGATTTTTCGCGGCGTCAGCGAGACGGACGACACCTACCGCGGGCGGGTGCGGGCGCTGCCGGACAACATCAGCCCGAATGCAGTGGACCGTGCGCTTCAGCAGCTCCTGTTGCCGTACAACCTCTCCTACGACTTCATCGAGACGTTTGAGCTGGGCTACGTCACCTGCTGGGACGGGCCTGCGGATTCGATTCCGGGCAGCCCCTACGACCCGGACTTGCTCTGCTACGACGACCCGCGGAGCCCCTCCCCTTTCCGCGCACGCTGGCTCGACGAGAGCGAGATGCGTGGGGCGTTCATCGTCGTGGTGCCCGCGTTTGGCCCGTTGACCGACTACGGGGTGGCCTACGACGACACCGCGGTCAACGCCACGCAGCTCTCCAACCCCTACGGAAGCCGAGCAGTGGGAGCGTGGGACGCGGAGCTGGTGTATGAGCTGGGGCCTTACGCGAACGCGCTGGCACGCACGACTGCTTCCGTGATCACCGCGGACATCGGGAAGTACGCGGTGCAGTTGGATGACGGAACGGTGTGGCGGCTCACTTCCATTGTCCCCACGTGGTCGCAAAACTTCACGACCGAGAGCTTCGGGTACCTGCTCGGCTGTTGGGACGGGTACGACGTGGCTCGCGCCACGGTGATGAAAACGCTGTATGACACGCTCCAGAACATCAAAGCTGCTGGCACCGCTGCGGTTGTGGAGCTTGAGGGTCAGTGAAAGTCATCGTGAAGACCAGCGCTCCACATAAGCTGCCAGTGCACGGAACAGGAATGGTGATTCCTTACCGAGGCCAAGCACGCGGTTGCAGCGGTGACAGAGTAGATCTCGTATCTGCTTTGTCTCGTGGTTGTGGTCCTGACACGGGGCTTTCATCGGAAGTTCGCAGATGGCGCACAGTCCTTGCTGTTCAGCGAAGCGGCGTTGAAAGTCCTCTGGGGAAACACCCAACTTTTTGTGCCCGTGCTGCACTCGCCGCAGAGAGCATTCCGCGCAGGTTCGTTTTCCTGCGCGGGATGGGTGCTCACCACACCCAACACACAGCTTTTGCTGCAAGCGGAATTTTTTGGTTTTTTGCCACGAGCGCTCGCGGGTGCCACGACAGGTTCGACAGAGTTTGCTGTCGGTATCTCGTTGGTTGCCGCAGCCGCACTTCCCGGCCATGCGACTTTTTTCTTGGTGCTTTTGCGTTGCCGTTACAGCGTAGGCTAAGCAACGAACGCACTGCGTGCGCCCCGGTACAGGTTGGCCCCCACAACGCCCGCACAGCCCTGCGACTCGTCTTTCCTCTCGGTTCATCCATTGGTTGATATCACAGATAAAGGCAGGTTCTAACCGTGGCAAACAAAGCATTCGACAGAACCATCATTGCGGCTCGCGAAAGGCCGATGTCGTCCGACATCAACCAAGCGCAGGCGCAGCTTGACCGCACCTTGCGCGACATGCTGATGACCTTCTTCTCGGGGCGCGTCTCTGACACTGACCCCGGCGCGCTGGTGGCTTCGGGTGTTGTTGGGGCGGGGCTTCAGGTCATTCCCTCGGCAGTGCCCGGCATGTCGGTGCGTTTGCGTCCCGGCATCGGTTTCCTCGACCTTCCTCCGGCTGACACCGACTTCGCCATTGGCGGTGTCGGTGGGCTGGATGACCTCTCCGAGTACAAGCCCCTCGTGCTGTTGAGCGAGATGACCATCTCCGGCATCTCAGCGCCGGTCACCAACCCGCGCATCGACATCATCGAGGTGCGCATGAACCGGGTGGTGGGGAACCCCCTCAGCCGCGACGTGCTTGACACCATCTCGGGCCTTTTCGTCTCCAACAGCGTGAACAAGTCCCTCGCGTTCACGCTCGACGGGAGCCAGAGCAACGTGCTCACCCCAGCGCTCAGCACGGGCGCGGTCGGGTACAAGCGCGGAGCAGAAGCAGCATCGCCTGTCGCTCCGGCTGTGACAGCGGGCTACATGAAAATCGCCGAGGTGCGCCTCTCTCCGGCGACCACCAGCCTCACCAGAGGTGAGATTCGAGACACGCGGCGCTTGCTCGCCCCGTACAACTTGATGCACGTCTCTGCACAGTTCAACGTGCCTTCCGGCGCGTTTGGACCCTCCCTGCTGGAGTTGGTGGCGCCCCCCGGTGTCGAAGTCGTGTGCCGAAAAGCGGCACCACCTGCACAGGACTACCTCGGCTTCTACGTCATCGGCGGGGACTTGGACGCGAACAGCAAATTCACCTGTCAGGCGCAGACCGCTTCCGGTGCGCTCGGCCCCGACTTCTACCCTATCGCCACGGCAAGCTCGGTCGCTTCTCAGCTGGACGCTTCTGACGTGGCGGCTTTGAACGATCCCACCATCAGTGGCCCGGCGTTGTTGTTCTCTCAGTTCCAAGCAGCTGCTGTCGCTGCTTTCTTCATCGTGCACCAGCTCAACGGTACGACGAACAGCACGATGCCCGCTTCCTTCAACATTCAGTTCCAAGGGTTTCTGCGTCGTTAAAGGTGCCCAATGCCGCAAGCGAAAATCACCCTCGCAGGTACGCTGGCGACTGGTGCTGCGTTCGGCCCCACCGCTGGGTCGCAGCTCAACGCTAAAATAAACGCGCTGGTCAACTGCGACAACATCAACGTGGGCGGCGAGCTGTCGTACACGTGGGCGATTCTTGACCAGCCACCGGGGGGGGCAGCAGACGCGCTCTCATCGGTGTCGGTGCAGAACCCTTCCTTTACGCCGAAGAAAGAAGGCACGTACCTCCTGCGGCTCATCGTCAATCAGGGACTGCCAACTGAGCAGGAAGATCGTGTGGTGCTTGCGATCGAACAGCTGAAGACGCTGGAACGCATCCCCGCGGCAGGGGAGACGACCGAGAGTGACACCAGCGAAGGCTGGGCGCTGTCGATGAACAGCCTGCTGCGGAGGGTGGACACGTTGCTCTCCGACCCCGGCATCCTCGTGGGGGTCAACGGCTCGGGCGGCACACTCACCCAAGGGCAGATCGTCCGTGCCATTTCCACGGCGACGCTCAAGGCCACCTTGCCGGGAGTTGAGGTGGTTCCCGGCTTCACGTTGGCGACCGCGGCCACCCTTGCTGAAGTCGATGAAATGCTGTGCGTCGTAGTAGGCACACCCGGTGGTGCCACTGGCGTCCCCGGTGTGGGTACCCCGGAACAACGCCTGATGAAGGTGCGCTACATCGGGCGCATCGCCGCGCAGGTCATCGCGGGCCCTGCGGTTGTTCCCGGTGACATCATCTTCGTCAACGACTCCGGTGCGCTGTCTTCGACACAGGGCACCGTCCGGCGACGTGTGGGCAGCTCCATGGGCACGGGCTCCACCGTGGACGTGTGGTTCGACGGCGTGGGCGGCGCGGACTTGGACCTGACGCCGATTGACCGGAACTACGTCGTCCACGGGGCGCTCGGCCCTCTACCGAACGGCAGACGTGTTGACGGCACCAACGCCACTGGGCTCACCACTTCGTTCAGGGTCAAGGCTGGGGACGCCGCGACGGTACCGTTTCAGGTGCAGGGCTTTCTCGCCGGGCTGGACCTCCAGCAGTGGCTGAGCAGCGCGGGCACGGTCCTCGCGTTAGTGACCAATGCGGGTGACCTCACTCTTCAGGCTGCCGCCGCAGTCGTGAAGTTGGTGTCTGGTGCAGGTGCTGGGCAGCTCAAGGTCACCACCAACTTTCCGCTGGAACTCTGGACGAACAACATCGCCCGCTGGCAGGTCACTGCGGCTGGTGTGCTCGCGTCCATTGGGGGGCCACGCGCCATTCAGAGCGTGCTCGACCCCGTGAGTGCTCAGGACGCAGCCACGAAGAACTACGTGGACACGCAGAACGTCATCTTCGCCACGCCGACCAACTACGTCACGAACGGCGCGTTCGACTTCTGGCAACGCGGTACGACGCTGACCAGTTCCGCGCGCTCGTACATCGCAGACCGCTGGTACTTCTATGGTGCGGGCGACAGCACGACTGGCTCAAAGAACACCAGCAGTCCTCCGGTTGGCCTCACCGCGGGATTCAAGATTCAGCGCCCGCTCGGAGTCATAACAACGGGTGAGCGCACGGGGTACCACGAGATTGCGCGAGGCATGGTTCCAGCGCTTGCTGGGCGCTCCGTACAGCTTGTTTTTTGGTTGAAGAAGGGCGCCAACTACTCGGGCGCTGACGTGTCAGTCTACATGGCCGCAGGAGCGGGCGGCGCGCTGACGGAGAACCTTGTCGCCGGGTACTCCACCCAGACCGACTTGCTTGGTCCGTCGCTCATTGCGCCCCCGGCTTCCTACGTTCGCTACAGCATCAACACAGCAGTTCCTGCTTCGCTGCCGGGGCAGGCGAACGTGCTTGGCATCTCTTTCGGTTTCACCCCCTCTGGCACGGCGGGAGCAGACGACTCGATTTCCATCGCTGGGGTCATGCTCATCGACCCGGTGATGTTGCCTGCGGAGAACTTCATCTACGCGGGCGGCTCGTGGAGCAGCGACTTGGAATACTGCCTGCGCCACTACGAGAAGTCGTACAACCTTGCCGTGGACCCCGGCACCAACGGTGCCACTGGAAACGAGCGGCAGCACTACGCTGGCGCGGGCGCAGCGCAAACATGGGGTGACGTGCATTTCAAGACTCGCAAATGGATTACGCCGACCATCACGCTTTACCCGCCAGACGGTTCACCATCTGGTAACTGGCTGCACAACGGCACCGAGCGAGCTACGTCCACCAACGACTTGGGGGAGGGCGGCTTCGAGGTTGTGATGGTGGCTGGAGCACCAGCCACTGGTGACGCGCTCATTGGGCACTGGACGGCTAACGCGGACATCTGACGTGGCGCGGGGCGGTGGGCCTCTGGTAGAAGGCCCGCCATGACCGACCCGAACACCGCGACCCCGATGGCAGCTCAGCTCCCCACCCATCTCGGAGAGATGGACAAGCTGAAGCTCCAGCTCGCCAAAGAGCGCGCGGGGCGCATCACGTCGGACCTCACTATGCTCCAGACGGCCATGCGCGCCGCACAGTCCGCGAGTGCCACCATCGAGGCGGAGAACAAGGTTCTTTTCGAGCGGCTCAAGCAGGAGTACCAACTCGCCCCAGCTGATGAAATCGGCGAGGATGGGTCCATCAAGCGCTCCCCCGTGCGCGCCATCAAGGAGGGGTAGTCCATGTCCGCTGCATCTGGTGTGGTTGCCGCTCCCGCCTCCTTCACCACCGCCCCAGACGTGTCGCTCGATTTCGAGCCCGACACGTTGGTGCTCAAGGTGACCGTTGGAACTGCCGACATCTCCTTCGACGGGGTGAACGTCCATCTCATCTTGGACAGCGCGGAGACGACCTTCCCACTGCCCACCAAGCGCAAGAAGATGTGGGTGCGGCAGAACGGCGGCGCAGCCACCCTCCGTTGGAGCGCTCTGACGCTGGCGTAAGGGGTGCGCGGTGGCAGACTTCTTCGACCGCCGCGACGTTGCCGCGGTGACAGACTTCACTGACCCGAACTCCCTTGTGGCGTTTCAGTTCGTGTCGCGCGAGCAGCTCGTTTTCAACGAGTCCAACGCGGTGCTGGAGGTCAGTTTCGACGGTGTGAATGTGCACGCACGGTTGAACCCCACAGGGCCCAGCTCGGTCATTCACTGGAGCGAGCACGTGCGCGAGAAGCTCTGGATTCGGCGGCAAGGCGCAGGTGGTGGCTCGAAGTTCGTGCAGATTCTCGCGACGACGGTCTAGCCCATGCCCATTCACTTCTACGCCAAGCCCTCGATGGAGAAGCTCAGGTCTGGGTGGGTGACGACTCGTTTCTGGGTGAGCACGTGGGCTCTGTTGACCGCCACCGGGACCGCTGTGTGGGGTGCACAGCACGAGCAGGTGGTGCCGATGGCTGCCGGAGCTTTGAGCGCTGCGATCGTCGCAGCGGTGTACGTCTGGGCCATCTCCCGAGAGGCGTGACGTGCCCGGCTACAACTCCATGTTCGAGGGCGGCTCAACTTCGGGCACCGGCACAGTCACCGGGGCAGACGTGGCCGCGGTCACGGTGCAGAACGAGGTGCCCGGAGGGCCCATCAACGGGGTGAACACCGCCTTCACAACGGCTTTCCCGTTCATCGCAGGCACCCTTCAGGTGTACCTGAACGGCGATCTGCAAGAGAGTGGCGGCAACGACTACACCGAGGGGGTGAGCGGCTTCACCATGGTTCTCGCCCCCAAGACGCTCGACAAGCTGCTGGTGTCGTACATCAAGAGTCCTTGACACATCCCCAAACTATCGGCTGGGGGGCAAGTGCCCTAGACTTGTAGGCACTTTCCAAAGGAGTTGAACCATGCCTCGCACTTTCCTTCGTCAAGACACCCAGCTCCGAAGCTCCGACCTCTACGACGACACGCTGGCGGTCGGCGTCACCCTCGAAACCGGGCAGACCCAGATTGAGGGTGACCTCAACGCTCTGCGGTCGCAGACCAAGCGGCACCTCGTCGCGGACAACGCTGGCGACTGGTACGCGGACATCAACACCCCCGTCACCCTCGACGCGGGCAGCAAGCGCGGCATCAACAACCTCAACACCGACCTCCACGAGCTGGAGCGCAAGCGGGTGCTGGTCGCCGTCACCAACCTCAACGACGTGACGGTCCCAGCGACCCAGAACTTCGTCGTGCTGTCGCTGGCGCAGATCCCCTCGAACACCACCGCCGCAGTCGGAGCGGTAGCCACTCGCGGCTCTGTGGTCGCCAGCATCGCGGGCTCCTTCGCCGCCTTCTCGCTGGTGGAAGTCTCAGGCACCACGCCCATCAGCCCGAAGAACATCTGTGAGATCGTGGACGGCGCGACCCGCGACCCGATTCTCTCCAGCGGGCGCGTAGTGTGGGGCTTGCTCCAGAGCGAGAGCGCGACGGACGGCTTCACCATCACGGGCACCACCCCGAACCGGGTGCAGATCTCCTTCGTCCGCATCAACGCGGCTGGCGACGACCTTGAAGCGGTGCCGGTCGCTGACATCGAAAGCAAGATCATCAACTACGCCAACGTGGAGCAGAAGGCGCTCGACGACCTGAACGAGCAGGACTTCCTGCGCGGCGCGATTGTGGACGTGCCTTCCAGCAGCACCGTCACCCGGCAGGTGGCTTACGACAATCAGGGCACTGCCCCGGTCAACCTGCTCACCAACGCGACCCTCGACCTCGAAGCTCCCGGCATCGCGTGGGTCATTCGAGACGACCTTGAAGCGAACCTCTTTCGTATCTTGGAGGGAAGCGCGGGTGGCACCAGCGAGATTCAGTTCGGCACCGACGTTGATGTTTTCAACAACGACGCGGTGGTCAACGACTTCCGCACCGGACTTCGGGCGGACACGGGTGGGCAGCGCATCGACGTGGGTGTGAACGCGGGTGTCATCGAGTCCACCGGGGCCAATGACCTGCGCCTGTATGGCGCGGCAGAGCTGCACCTCGACGACAGCTACCAAGCGGGCTCGACGTGGACCGCGACGGACGGCGTGCCGCTGGCGGACAGCTCGGCTGAGTGGTCGGCCTACAAGGCGAAGTACGGTGAGGTGTCGCTGCTCAACGCAATCGTGCAGGGCGATGAGCGCAACCCGAAGGTCTACTCGAACGTCACCGTCACCACGGTCGCGGACAACGATGTCAGCCTCGCAGACGGCAACCTCGACACCGCGCTGCCAGACCTGTCGCTCGGAGACTTCCTCTCTGACTACGACGTGTTCCTCAACGGGAACCTGCTGCGCCCCGGTGCGACCTTGGCGGCGAACAACGACTACTACCCCGGCTCGTCCATCACGGCCCCCGCGAAGCTCCGGTTCGAGTTCACCGTCAAGATCAACGACGTGCTCTGTGTCATCCCCTACGCATAGCCCCGGTTTGAGGTAGAAGGGGGGCCATGCGCGCGCTCAAGTCTGAGCTGAAGCAGTTGGTCACGCACGAGATTGGTGTGCGGGTGGACGACCAGCTTGAAGCCGCGAAGCGCGAGCAGGCGGTGCTTGAGGGGCGTCAAGCGGCGTTCCTTGAGGGAGCCAAGACGGCAGAGATGCTGCTCGGCTATGTGGACAAGGACATCGACGAAGAGAAGATGGATCTGCCCACGGCGGAGCACGTCAAGCGGTTCCTCGTGAGGACCAGCCACGCGCTCAACAACCTCGCCGCGCAGGCGTCCAACTTCCGCATCGCCCAAACCGGGAAGGTGCAGGGGCTTGAGCAGACCGTCACCTTGCTCAAGGGGATGATCGACGCTGAGAAGGTGAAAGCTGAAGCTCTCGTGACTGCCGCTGCGGCCCCCCCAGCCGCGACGCCGAGGGAACGCCCTGTCGGGGCGGCTCCGGTCAGCATCAAGGCCCAGCGGCTCGCAGAGGAGGCTCCAACCCCGAAGAAGAAGGGTGGGAGGAAGCCTCGTGCCACTAACGCCTGACCGAAAGCCCGGCATCTCCGACGACGAGGGCATCATCCTTGAAGACGTAGGGGTGGACCCTACCGTCGTAGGGGAGATTCTTCGCAACGGCACCGACTTCAAGGCAAAGGACGGCTCGGGCGTCTTCAATTTGCGCTCGGGCTCGGGGTTGACCGCGGCAGAGCACCGAACGCTGCTCCAGCTCATCCACTTCATCGACGAGGGGCCTGCCGAGGGCTTCACCACCGGGGCAACGAAGGCGATCACCGGCACGGTGTTCCCGACGCAGGTGCTCTGGCGTCGCGCCGACAGCACCAAGCTGGTGGAGCAGAACATCACTTGGACCGGGCCGAAGCCGACCACGGTGCAGTGGAAGGTCTACGACACGGACGGCACCACGGTGCTCGCCACCGTCACCGACACCATCAGCTACAGCGGGGTGTTCGAGACGGGGCGCACGAGGGCCATCGCGTGAGCTTGAGCCCCGCCGTCATCCTGTACGACCCGGCTGGCGTCGCCATGGCGGTGGCGAACGGCGTCGCTGTGCCTGTTGGGACGCAGGGGCTCATTCTCGCCGGGCAGGATACCGGCGGCACCGCTCGCTTCCTGCGCACGCACACAGACGGCACGGTGAAGGTGGACCCCACCGGCACCACCACCCAGCCGGTGTCGGGGCCGCTCACAGACGCGCAGCTCCGCGCCACCGCTGTTCCGGTGGCAGACGGCGGCGGAAGCCTCACCGTCGATGGCGCCGTCACCGCGAACGCCGGGACCGGCCCGTGGCCCGTCACCGACAACGGCGGCAGCCTCACGGTGGACGGCACCGTTGGTATCTCGGGCACGGTGCCTGTTTCCGGGCCGCTCACCGACACCCAGCTCCGGGCGAGCGCTGTCCCTGTCACGGGACCGTTGACGGATGCGCAGCTACGGGCGACCGCGGTGCCGGTGTCAGCGGCTTCGTTGCCTCTGCCCACCGGGGCGGCGACCGAGGCCACGCTCGCGCTGGTCAAGGCGAAGACGGACAACATCGACGTGGCGCTCAGCACTCGCGCCGAGAAGGCGCAGCTTCCTGCGGCTCTTGTTGGCGGGCGCCTTGACGAGAACGTGGGAGCGTGGCTCGGCAGCACCGCGCCTACCGTGGGCCAGAAGGCGATGGTCAACTCGGTGCCGGTGGCGGTGGCGTCGGACCAAGCCCCAATCCCGGTGACGTTCACCCAAGCGCTTGGGCGCACCGGAATTTCGAGCGGTGGTGTGGTGCTGGGCGGCAGCACTGCCAACACGCTTCAAGTGATGCGTGCAACCACGTACACGGAGCCCACCTCGGCTGCGCAGCGCTCTCTTGCCTCCGCGAGCGCCAACGATGCAGCGGCAGGCACCGGAGGGCGCACCGTCAAAATCACCTACTACGACGGCGCCGGGGCTGGGCCGCTCACCGAAACGGTCACGCTCAACGGCACCAGCGCGGTCAACACCGTCGCCACGAACATTCAGTTCATCGAAAAGATGGAGGTCGTCACCGTTGGCTCGCTTGGCGCGAATGCGGCAGCCATCACCCTCTACGGCTCGACGGGCGGCGGCGGTGGTGTGGTCGAAGCGCACGCGCGACATCATCGAAGTCTGTCAGGACTTCAGCATCGTCACCGGAGCAACCAACTTCTTCCGCGCCCGTCTGCACCTGCCGCAGTCGTTGCGCCTCTTCCGTGCCGGGACGTTCACCAACCCCGACTACTTGCGGCTCACGGTGCGCGACAACCTCTCTACCCTCGACTTCGCAGAGGCGCACTTCCAAGGAGTCAAGCTGTGAGCGTCGGCCACCTTGAAGTCGTCACCTCCGATGGGCGGCAGCGCGTCGCGCAGGAAAAGAGCGACGTGGCGAAGAAGACGGTCGTGTCGCATGACTGGACCGACCCTACGACGTGGGCAGAGGCGTCTGTGCGCGTGGTGGATGAAGTGGCGAGTGACGATGGCGCGCATACCGACTACTCGTTGGCGCACGGGAACGTCATCGACACGTACCACGGCAAGGTGTCGCAGGAGGACTTCCTGCTCGATGCTGGGGGCAACAGCTACCGCGTCACGGTGAAGGTCAACGACGTGGCGAAGGTGGAGCAAGACCCGCACCCTGCGAGCGGCGGCGACTTCACTGTCAACTACCCCACCGGCAAGGTGGGGTTCCTCTCAGCGCTCCAGCCCGACGACGTGGTGAAGGTGACGTACCACTACGCCACCACCAGCGTCTTCACGCTCAAGCCTGACGCGGGGAAAGCGCTCAAAATCGAGTTCGCGGAGTGCAACTTCTCCGACGACGTGGAGCTGCTGGACTCGGTGGTGTTTCAGCCCTACGGCTTCGTGGACGTGTTCGCCCCGCAGCTCTTGCAAGCGAATGGCGGCCCACTGCCGCCCGGCACCAAAATCCCGCTCGGCAACCCGGTCGTCTACAAGGCGATGTCGGACTTCCAGAACGACGCGGTGAAGTCGTACCCGACGTACCCGGCGCTCGGGGGCAACGGCTGGCGAGGCAGCCCACGCCCCATCATCGTGCTCGATTGGGACTACGTTTCGAGCACGCTGCTCCGCGCCGACTACGGCATGGAGATTCGCCTGCGCCTTCAGCATGACGTGCCCTTCGGCGGGTGGTACGCGACCGCGACTTTCTACTGCCTGAGCGAGGCACCGTGACATGAGCTGGCTCGTTGGAGAGACGGGGCGTTCGCTGGTGGACGTGTGGACCGTGCCACACCTCGGCTTCTGGACGGTGTGGGGTTCGACCGGCTGGGCGCTCAAGGTGAAGCATGGATTCACGCTGCTGGTGGGCCTCTCGCTCGCAGTGTCGTGGGAGATTTTCGAGCGGTTCGCGGAGCGCTTGTGGCCGCAGACGTGGCTCAACCCCGAGAGCTGGTGGAACGCTTGGATTTCCGACCCGCTGACGTGCGTGGTTGGGGTTTGCGGCATGTACCTTGCGCTCGACCGCTGGGGTGGGAGACGCAAGTGACGCACCTTGGGTTCTCCACGCCGACACACTTCAACCCGGTGTCGTGGTTGGTGTACACTCCCGCGAATGAAAACGTGTTCGCGGTGCAAGAAAACCAAGGCGGCGTCAGAGTTTCAGTTGAGAAGGGAGGCTGGCCAAATTTACGTGCGCGGGTGGTGTACCGCTTGTCTTCGCAAGTACAGGCAGAAGTACCGAAGCCAGCACGAGGATTCGACACGAGCCGCTGCGCGGAAGTGGCATCAGAAAAACGCCGCCTACTGCGCGAAGGCGACGGCGAAGTGGCGCAAGGCCAACCCGGACAAGTACAAAGCGCAGCGAGACAGATGGCGCGTCAAGAATGCGGACAAGCTGCTGGAGCAAAGGCTTCAACGCGAGTTCGGTATCACCATTCAACAGTTCCGGGCGTTAGAGGCATCACAGGAGAGCAAGTGCGCAATCTGCTTCAACGCTGTCAAACTGCACGTCGATCACGACCACAGTTCCAAAGCAGTCCGTGGACTGCTGTGCGGACCCTGCAACCGCGGCATTGGTTTGCTGAAAGACGATGTTCAAACGCTGCTACGAGCGGCGCACTACTTGAGGCGTGCGCATGCAAACGCATCTAATTTTTTCGACACCAAGCCACTTCAACCCGGTGTCGTGGCTCGTTCGGAAGCTCACTAAGAGCCGAGCCTCGCACGTCGCTTTTTTATACTTCGACAAGGACTTCGACATGGACATGGTGATGGAGGCGCACGAGCTGGGCTTCCGCCTCCTGCCCTACGAGCGGTTCAAGAAGAAGAACCGCGTCGTGGCTGTTGTCACCCCGCCAATCAATCTCGACCTCGGCCTCAAGTGGGCTGCGACGTGGCTCGGCACCGCCTACGACTTCAGCGGGTTGATCGGCATGGCTTGGGTGCTGCTGGCGCGCATCTTCAAGAAGCGGGCGCGCAACCCCTTCCAGAACTCCCACGCGATGTTCTGCTCGGAGATTGCGGTCACCGCGCTAGGGCTGTCGAAGATGCCGGGCATCGAGGCATTGACCCCCAGCACCACCTCGCCTGAGATGCTGCTCAACTTTTTGGAGAGGGAGTAGCCCCATGCTGGTCATCGACCTCGTAGGTGTTCTCGAAGACGGCAGCGTGCCCTCAGCTGGCGTGCCACAGAATCCGCGCAAGACCATCGGCTTCCCTCTTGGGTCGGATGTGCTGCTGCGCATTCGCGTGATAGGCGCAGACGGCTCCCCGATTCCGCTGCCCGCGCCCGCGTCTCTCCGACTCACCGCCAAAAAGCGGTTCAACGACATCGACGCAGCCTTCTTCAAGGAAGCCACCCTCGTCTCGCGCCTCGATGGGTTGGGTACGTTCTCAGTGGTGCCCAACGACACGAAGCAGCTCGCCTCTGGGCAGTTCGCCTACGACGTGTGGCTCACCGACGCGGACGGCAAGCGCAGTGCACTGATTCCAACCTCTCCCCTCATCATCGAGCCAGCTGTCACGCTGCCTCCGTAGGAGCCTCGCATGCAGGTGGACAAGACCGGCTGGCTGGAAGTCCAAGAGGAAGGGTTCGCGCCCATCGTGCGTGTGCCCTCAGTGCGCACCGCAGTTTTGGCCACCGCGGTGCCGCAGGGCATCGTCTGGCACTGGACGGGCGGGCACTCCCGCAACACCATCTACGCCAAGGCCCTCGCCGACGAGATTCGTACCTTCAACCGGGGCACTGACCGGCCCGCGAGCTGGCACGCGCTCATCGCGAAGGACGGCACCATCATCCAGTCGGTGCCCTTCCTTCTCGGGAGCTGGCATGTGGGGCGCCCCGGTCGCATCGGAGCCAAGCCGGAGAAGACCCCCGAGGGGACGTGGGACGCTTCGGCGTGGGACCCCAGCGCGAAGCTGGTGGCGAACATCAACACGGTGACCATCGGCATCGAGCTGGTCAACGCGGGGCGGCTGGAGCGGGTGGGCACCAAGTTCTACTGCTGGCCGTTCTGGCTTCACCCGGACACCCCCGACGCAGGTCCTGACCCCCGGTACGAAATCGAGGCAGAGCGCGCGGTGGCTGTCGGGGGCAAGTGGTTCGATGACTACCCCACGGCGCAGCGGGAGGCAGCCAAACGGCTGCTTCAGGCGCTGGCGCTCAAGTTCAAGTGGAGCCGTGACGTGAGCGGCTACGGGCACGTTCATTTCGACCCCACCCGGAAGGAAGACCCCGGCCCCCTTTGGCTGGACAACTACCTCCCTGCGGTGCTGGACGGTGTGTACGGCGCTGGGTAGGGTCCGCACCCATGAAGCTCGCTGCCCCCCTTCGCCTCGCCCTGCTGTCGGCCTTTCTCGCGCTGCCAAGTGCTGCCCAAGACGTGGACGCAGGGCCCCCAGCAGCCCTCACAAAGGCCACAGGGGGCATCACCCCCTTCGTCATCCTCGACGCGGGCGCCAAGCCTGCCCCAGCCCCTGTGGCGGCTTCCCCAGATGCAGGCATGGGGCCGACCATCAGCGCAGCCCCGGTCACACCCCCCGCCCCAGTGCTCGACAACCCGGCGCCCTTCGTGCAGGTCATCTTCAAGAGTGTCGAAGAGGGCAACTGGTGGGCGGCTGCTTCGGCATTCCTCGTGGTGGTCGTGAGCCTGCTCCGCACCTACGGGAAGAAGCTCCACGAGAAGCTCCCCGACAACGAGCTGTGGGACAAGCCTCTTTGGTTCATCTTCGACACCAAGCCGGGCGGCTGGGTGCTCAACCTGCTGACCGCCATCTCGGGTGGTGTGGGTACATCTTTGCTCGCAGGCGTCCCAGTGACGTGGGCGCTGGTGAAGCCCGTCGTGATGGTGGCAGTGACCGGCTCCGCACTCTGGGAGCTGGGCAAAGACCTCTTCGAGTGGACGCAAGCCAAAGGCGCCGCGGCTGCTGCCACTCCCCCTCCCCCTGCCCCCACGGTGAAACCATGAAGACCATCTACACCCTGATTGCTTTCGCCCTCCTTGCCCCCTACGCGCTGGCCGCACAGGGCTGTACGCACACCGACAGGCTCATCGTCAGCGGTGAGGCCATCGACACGGTGGGTGACCAGTTCATCATCACGTGGGAGGCGATGAACAAGGGCTACACCGAAGGCAAGGTCACCAAGGAAACCTACGACAAGTGGATCGAGTTCGCGGTGAAGGCGCGCCCGCTGTACCACGAGGCGGCTTCGAGCTGGCGCGCGGCGCGGAAGGTTGGCAACGCGGTCGAAGAGAAGAAGTGGCAGGACGCCGCCATCACCATCGGCTTCGAGCTGGCGAAGTTCTACAACTCGTTGAAGGAAGCCAACCTGCTGCCGAAGGGAGCACCGTGATGGAAGCGATGGTCATCGAGGGCCTCATCTCCGGGGCGAAGGCGATCTACTCGGCGGTACGGAAAGCCATCGAGGCAAGCCAGCTCGACGATGCGAAGAAGCAGGAGTACCTCGACCAGCTCGACGCGAGCATCGCGGCCAAGGAAGCGAAGCTCGACTCGATGGAAGTCATCACGAAGCCGTGACCGCCGCTTTCCTCATCGCGTTGGTACTCGGAGGGGGCCTCTCCGGGGTCTTCGCGGCACTCTGGAAGGGTGTGCTGGGGGTTCTTGCCGCTGAGCGTGCTGCCCACGAGGCCACGAAGAGCACCATCACCGCAGCCTCAAAGGCGGTGGAAATAGCTGAGGCGGCGCAGCTGGAAATCATCGCGCAGTACGACGCCGCGATGGCTGCGAAGCGGGTGGATATTCTGGCGCTGGAGGCGGACAACCACGCCTGCAATTCCCCTGCGCTGGTGCGCGAGCGACTGCGCAAGCTGGCAGCAGCGCCCGTCATTCCGCCCTACGGTGGCGTGCAGAAATAAAGTGGCCCGCTGCTGCTGTCCCAACCTGAATGGGTGAGCTTCGCCTTGTGAGCACCGTTGAGATCGAGAGCAAAGACTTGCCTCGGGTGCCTCGTCGGCCTTGACAGTTCGAGGGGGCGGGCCCGCTCCCTCTCCGGTGGGGCGGCACTTACTCGGCGGGCTGCACCGGGTCAAGCGGGTGCGGCTGGGCCATCTTGAACACCGGCACCTCGACCTTGGTGGCTTGGTCAGCCTTCAAGGCGAGGAAGTTCTTCGCGTCTTCGATTTGCTTGAGCATGCTCACGAAGAGGGGCCAATCCACCACTGCCAGCGGTGACTCCCCGTTGTCCTTCGCCACCACCAAGATGGGCAGCTCCCGCCCGGACTTCTTCACGTCGGCGCGTGCCTGCTTCACCGCAGCGCGGACGTTGACCCGCTGGTGGTGCTTACACTCCACCCAGAACGGCACGTTCTCCACGTCTGGAGCATCGGTGCCCTCCCGCGCCTGCCAGCCGCGCTTCACCTTCTCCCCGTAGATGGCTCGGAGGTCCGAGGCCACCAGCCTTTCAAAGACTTTGCCCTTGGTGCGCGAGAGCTTCCCGATGCGGCTGCGGCTCTTCTTCTTGGTCTTGGCCATGCCCCCTATTACCCCGCGGGTTGTCTTTTTTCCTCGGGCTCGCAGCGCTCCACCTTCCCGTCACTTCGGCGCACGCGCCCGCACTTGGCGCAGATCTGCCATGTGGCGCGCCCAAATTCGGTGGTGCCTGAGTAGGTCACCCACTGGTGGTCAAACTCAGGGTTGCTGGTGTTCTTGGGGTACACGCCGCCGCCACTACCACTTCACGTGCAGTCTTCGCACTCTTCGTTGCTGCACTCTTCCAGCCCGTCTTGCAGGTCGCGGAGCGCGCAGGCCAGCGCACTGGCCTTGTTTGCCTTGGGGTCGAACCCGTGGCCCGACACCACAAGTCTGTGCAGCCCGGTGGAGCAGAACACCAACTTGCCCGGAGCTTCGGCGGTCAGCAGGTAGTCCAGCCAGTTGCCCCATTTGTCGAAGTGGGCGCGGGGACACTCGATCTCGATCTCGACCTCCAGCGCCTTGGCCTGCGCCACCAACGCGCGGAGCGTGGGAAGCATGGGGGGCCTCTCTGGATTGGTTCTTTCAGCCACAGATGCAGTATACACCACGTGTGCACGGTGTCAAGCACCAAAAAAAGAACAGGCCACATTGACACCGTGGATACAGGGTGTATACTCCTTATGTAGCTGAGAGGAATCAACCCCCCACGGAGGTCGCAATGAAGAGCGGCGAATCCTACGAAGTGATGCAGGCCCGGATGCAGAAGGCGTTCAACTTGGTCGTCAACAAGGAGCACTGGAAGCTGGCGGTCAAAGCCGAGGTCACCAGCACGCAGCTGGAAGAGGCTGGGTTGACCATCGAAGAGGTCGTCTACTCGGTGGGCTACTTCACCGGCACCCCGGCCACCTCGAAGCTGCTCTACACCTCGCCCTCGATGTACGGCACCAAGTTCTACCTCGTGACCGCGCCCGGCTACTACGCGGGCCCCTGCAACTGAGGATTTGACACGGTATCCACGTAGTGTATACTCACTCTCGTAGCTAACCCGAACCGGAGGCTGAAAATGGCTGAAGAGACGAAGGTCGAAGAAGCGGTCCTGATGCCGGAGGACGGTGCCCGCGAGGCGAGCATCGGAAAGGTCGCGGAGCTGCCCCCGATGGGCGAAGCGCTGAACGCATGGGAGCGGCAAATCAAAGCTGAGAATCCCACCGACGCGCCCACCAAGTTCAAAGCTCTGAACCTGAAGGCGAGCGGCAAGCTCTCGCGCGGGAACGGCGGAGCGCGCATGACCTACCGGGTGTTCGGGGAGCTGCTCCGCTCCTACTGCTACCCCCCGCGCAATGTCGCCCGGTGCCTCGTGCGGCTGAATACCTCGCAGGGGTCACCCGACGCTGAGGCTGCCTACTCCCCCCGGAGCGCGGCCTACAACGACTACTTGGCGCAGGGGGCCAAGTCGAACGCGGAAGAGACGGTGGTGCTCCGCTTCCGCCACCTCCCGAGCGGCCAGACGCGGGTCCCCACGGTGGTCGGCGCGGTGACGAAGACTCACTCCGGGGTGTCCTCGGATGACCCGGTGTTCATCGCCAAGATGCGCGAGGGATTCACCTCCCACGAGCTGAGCACGGTGCGCGCCAAGTTCTTCCGCGGAGTCGAAGTCTCGGAGCTGCGCGCGGTGGTTCCTGCGGTGCGAGTCGAGATGGCGCCCGGTGAGTTCTGGAGCGGGTACCTCGTGATTCGGAACTCGGAGGTCGGCGCGGCGAGCTGGAGCGTGTCGGCTGGCCTCATCAAAGAACTGGACGAGGTGACCAAAGAGGCGGCGCAGCGGCTCGGCTTCGAGGGAGCAACCCTCTCGATGGAAGCCCACAGCGCCCGCGGAATCCACTCGGGGAAGAAGGTCGGGGAGCGAGTCGAAGCGGCGCTCATCGACGCGAAAGCCCTGCTGGCGGAACTGACCAGCTCAGCCGGAGAACTCGGGAGCGCACAGAGCACGAAGGGCACGGAGTTCGTCATCAACCGGCTGGCCAGCGCGATTCGGAAGTTGGGCGCGGGTGAGGACACCACGGACCAGCTGCTCGCGGGAGCGGCGCTGCTCACCCCGGCGAACGGCGCGGAGTTCACCTCGAACGAGGTCATCACCTACCTCGGGCAAGCGATGGTCCAGCTCCAGCGACGCGGACAGAGCTACCCGCTGGAGCGCCTCGCGGGACGGGTCCTGCTCCACGGGGTGGACGCGGCACTGGATCGCCTCCCCGAGTACAGCGACGTGACCGCCGAAGAGTGAAACAGGGGGCCCTTCGGGGCCCCCACCGAAGTTCCTCGAAATTTGATTTCTTGACTCTCTTGTGTTTCTTGTGTAGAGTCGTTTTCGTAAGCAACCCGAACGGAGGCTGAAAATGGAACTTCAAGACCAGATGTTGCTGACGGTGACCACGAAGAGCGGGAGAGCGCTCACGTTCAACGTGGATGTGATGGAGCGACAGGAAGGGCTCGAAGCCGAGGGCGAGGTCCGCGTGTGCGTGAATGAGAGCGCCGAGGGCTTCATCATCGTGGTGGGCCTCGAAGACCTCACCCCAAAAACCCCGCTTGGGCAGCGTGCGTGGGCAAACGCAGTGGCAACCGGGAGCGCCCGATGAACGTCCGAGGAATCCTGAAGACTGTGTGGTTCACGCCGGGCCCGAAGAAGCGCTGGGGGCTCCCCATGATTTTCATCGGTCCCCCCGGCAACGGAAAAACGCAGCGGGTGGAGAACGAAGCCGCGCACTTCGGCCTCGCCGCTGAGGTCATCATCGGCAGCATCCGAGAGCCCACGGACGTAGGTGGCCTCGCGCGCCTCGAAGACGATCGCTTCCGCCTCGTGCCCGCAGCGTGGGCGAAGAACTTGGGCGACAAGAAGTACGGGGTGGTGGTGCTCGATGAGCTGAACACCAACGTCCCAGCGATGCAGGCGGCGCTCTTGCGGCTCGCCACAGACGGCGCGGTCGGTGAGTACCAAATGCCTCCCACGGTGCGCATCGTGGCGATGATGAACCGGGTGGAGGAAGCCGCGGGTGGCTGGCCTCTGAGCCCACCGCTCGCGAACCGCTTCGGCCACATGCCTTGGGACCCTCCCTCGGTGGCGGAATGGGCCAACTGGCTGCTCGGCGGCGAGTCGGAAGACAGCGCTCCACTGAACGCGGCGGACCTCGAAGCTGAGGTGCTGAAGAAGTGGCCGGAAGCATGGGCGAAGGCTCGGGGCCTCGTGGCGGGGTTCCTCAAAGCCAACCCCAGCCTGCTCTTCAAGATGCCCATCGCGGAGTCTCCCGAAGCTGGGCGCGCGTGGCCCTCCCCCCGCACGTGGGAGCTGGCGACCCGAGCGCTGGCGGGTTCGGAAGTCCACGGGCTGGAACCGAGCGACGCTGAAGAGCTGGTCGCGGCCTTCGTGGGAATCGGAGCTGCTTCGGAGCTGATTCAGTTCCAGACCGCTTCAGACCTCCCCGACCCTGTTGAGGTGCTCGACGAGAAGGTGGTCTTCAAGCACGACCCCAAGCGGCTCGATCGCACGACCGCGGTCCTCGGGGCATGCGCAGCAATCATCGCCCCGGACAAAACGTCCAAAGCGAAGACCCGCTCCGATGTCCTCTGGCGGTACATCGCGGAAATCTCCAAGGACGCTGCCGACGTGACGGTGCAGGCAGGGATGGTGCTCGCGAAGCGGGGCTTCATCACCTCGAAGGACGCGCACGCAGGACTCACAAAGCTCCACCCCATCCTCAAAGTGGCGGGCTTTGTCGCCCCGAAGAGCTGACCCATGGCGAAGACCACGCTGAGCTACTTGGTGGCGTTGCTGACAGCTGAGGTACCGGGTTGCCGCAAGTGCGCCGACCCGGCGCATGGGCCCTTGATGCACGAGCACAACGCAGGGGACTGCCGCTGGACGCTCGGGCAGGCAGTGTTGGATGCGCGGGAAGACCTGCTCTTCCTGCTGAAAACGAGTCCTTGACTCTCTTGTGTTTCTTGTGTACCTTGTGACCATGGAAGGAAGCGAATGACACCAGAACTTAAAGACCCAGCTTCTTGGTTCGCCGCCGCGCGCATCATGGCCTGCCGGTTGCTGCCCTACTTCAGCTCGGGAGTGATGGGCCTCGTGCCCTACCCGGTGCCGGGGTTCGGAACCCTCGCGGTGACCCCACGCATGGTCCTCATGTGGGACCCCGAGCTGTACAAGAAGTGGACGGTGGAAAACCTCGCGTGGGTGCTGCTCCACGAGGTGCTCCACCCGCTGCGCGACCACCACGGTCGGTGTACAGCGTGCGCTGCGGAACCGCGCACGTGGAACCTCGCGGGTGACGCTGAGAGCAATGACGACTTGTTGGCGGCGGGCGCGAAGTTCCCGCTGTTCACCGAGGAAGACGGTGTGGAGGCGGAGAAGGTTGGCAAGCCCTCGGGCGTGCTCCCCAAAGACTTCGGGTGCGAGGACGGCAAGCTCGCAGAGGAATACTACGCGGCGCTGCGGAAGCAGGGCCACGGGAAGAAGGGTCAGGGTCAGGGTCAGGGGCAGGGGCAGGGGCAGGGTCAGGGGAAAGGCAAAGGGAAGGGAAGCGGTGGGACGCTGGGCCCGCTGCTCGGCAAGAAGGGGTGCGGCTCCGGGTCGGGTGGCGAGATGAGCCCAGAGGAAGCGGCTCTCCCGGCTGGGCTGGGCAAGTCCCTCCCAGAGGTGCGGCGAATCCAACGCGAGGTGGCGGAAGCGGTTCGACAGGAGGCCAGCAAGGGGCGCGGGACGGTGCCCGGTGGGCTGGTGCGCTGGGCAGAAGAGACGCTGGGCACGCCGCGAATCCCGTGGCAGCAAAAGCTGGCGCAGGTGTGCAAGGCGGCGGTGGCGTACCGCCCCGGTGCTGGGGACTACCGCTACGATCGACCTTCGCGCCGACAGGGTGCCTACGGGTACGGCACGGGCTCCCCGGTCTTCCCGGCGCTGCGCATGCCGGTCCCCCACGTGGCAGTCATCGCCGACACCTCGGGCTCGATGGGCAGCGATGAGCTGCGGGTAGCGATGGAAGAGACGAAGGGCATCCTCGCCGCGGTCGGAGCGAACATCGACTTCTTCGCCTGCGACGCCGACGTGCACAGCGCGGTGAAGATTCGCTCGGTGCAGGAAGCCTGCAAGGCACTGAAGGGCGGAGGCGGAACGGACATGAAGCCAGCCTTCGCCATGCTGGCCCGGATGCCGAAACGAGCTGAGCTAGTGATCTGCGTGACTGATGGACAGGTTGGTGATGTCGGGCCCAAGCCGCGCGGGACCAAGGTCATCTGGCTGGTGTGCGGTCCTCACCGGAACATCAAGTTCCCTTGGGGCGAGGTGGTCGAACTGGAGTCGAACCCCGTTGCAAAGGAGGCTGAATGAAGTTCACCCCACCACCTGCGGAGCTGACCAGCTCACTTCGATGGCTGGCCAAGGAGCTGCGGCGGCTCAAGCCGGAGCAGGGGCGGCTCGCCCGGAAGAACGCACGGGAGGGAGCACTCACTCAGCTGCGGCGACTGCGCAACCTGATGGACCAGCACTTCCCACCCATCGCGAAGGTAAACCCGAAGCTGGAGAGGCTGCTCAACACTCCGGCCCCATGGGAGCGGAAGAAAGTGCAGCGGACCCCCGCGCAGGTCATGGCTGTCTTCAAGAGCAAGATGGAGCGGCGTGACTACGCCCCGGTCCCTGAGACGCACTTGGCGCTCGCCATCGCGAAGGCTGGGGTCCGTCTCGTTGACCCCCCACAGCGCACGGCTTCCGCTGTGCCTTACGCGCCCAACTGGGCGATCGTTGGTGCCAAGCACAACCAACGCGAGCTGGGCGGGGTCTACAACATCGGCAAGGTGAAGGAGCTGCGGAAGAGCGTCACCGCGCGCAAGGCCCTGCTCGCCGCGCACCGGCTGGGTGCTGGTCCATGAGCACCCCTACGCCGGGCCCCTTCGGTGCGTTGAAGTGCGGGTGCACCGTCAGCAAGCTGGGGCAGTACATCGACATCGACTACTGCGACGTGCACAAGTCTGCGCAGGAGCTGCTCGCGGTGTGCGAAGAGTTCGTCGGTTGTGGGCACTCGGCGGGGGCCCCTGAATGGCATGTTCGTCTCTTCGAGCGCGCTCGCGCAGTCATCGCAAAGGCGCACGGGGCATGAAGCGGCAGGACGACCTCACCCGGCGCCGTCGCTTGAACCGCGGAGCCTGCCCCACCCATGGAGTGGGGCTCATGCAGACCGGGGTGGCGACCAACATGCTGGGGGTGCCGGTTGGGGACATCGTGAGCTGCCCGCGCAAAGGCTGTGACTTCTGGACCGAAGTGTTCCCCGACACCAAGTTGTGGAAGGCACTCCACGATGAAGTAGACACAAGAAACCCAAAGGAGTAAAGAAACACCAATGGCACCCGACTACGACGACATCCAACGAATCGCTGCTCGTGAGGTTCGCTTCTTCCTCCAGCGGGTACCTCGGGCGACTGGGCACTCGGCGGACATGCAGCAGGAGGCGATCGTCGCGCTCATCACTGCGTGCCGTACCTTCGACCCGGCTCGCGGTGAGTGGTGCGCCTACGCATCGGCGGCGGCACAGAAGGCAGTGCGCCGCTACCTCTCGAAGGAGCGTGGGCGTCCGTCGAAGATGACACGCGAGATGATGGATCTTTCCCGAGGAATAGAACCGGGGCCCGGTCCTGCACTCCTGCTTCACAATCGCCAAGTCGCTGCTCGGGTGCGGTCGGTGCTCAACCGACTGGACTACAGCTCGAAGAAGGTGGGAGTGGCCAACGCCCTCGGAGAAGGCACACCGCAGGAGCTGGCGAAGCGGAAGCGAGTGCCGGTGAAGGACATCTACTACGCGCGGGCGCAGATGGTACGCCGGGCTGAACACGCTCTACCGCTGCGTGCGCTGTGGGAGGAACTCCGGCCATGAACGACGTGATGATTCAGAACCTCAGCATGGACCTGCTCCAGATTGCTGAGGACAACCCGAACGTGATGCCTGCGTCGGAGTTCGAGACGCTCTGCAAGGCGATTCAGGCCAAGGGGATGATTCAGCCCATCCTCGTGCGCACGCTTGGGGCTGGCGCCTACCGGGTCATCGACGGGCACCACCGGCTGCGGGCCGCGAAGGTGGCGGGCATGGATGCTGTGGCCTGCGTCGTCTACGAATGCAGCGACGCCGATGAAGTCATCCTCCGGCTGGCGATGAACAAGCTGCGCGGCGAGCTGGACCTGACCGCAGCGGGGCGCATCTTCAAAGAGCTGAGCGAGACGGGCATCGACATGTCGGAGCTGCTGCTGAGCGGCTTCACCGAGAGCGAGATGAAGGACCTCATCGGGGCGGTCAGCCAGAACGTGGACGTGACGGTGGAGATGAACGTGCCCGCTTCCGACTACGAGCCGGAGCGGGACACCGCGGGCGCGGTGAAGCCGCTGGTGCTGGAAATCACCTTCGAGACGGCGGAGCAGCTCAAGCGAGCCAAGAGGGGGCTGAAGCACGCCGCAGGGGACAGCAAGGACTTGGCGGTCGGGCTGTTCCGACTGCTCGGAGAAGACGTGAAGGAGGTCGCTTGAAGAAAGAAACAGGAGCAAAGGCGGCACTGCGTGCGAAGGGGTTCGTCCCCGCGGTGGAGGCGGCGGAGAAGATCGGCTTCACCGCACAGTCTGTCTACGACTGGATGGACTCCAAGCCCCCCAAGATTCACGGCGTGCGGCTGGGTGCCGGGCGTTGGGTGGAGTGGAAGTCGGTGGTCGAGTACTTCAAGACCAGCAGCCCTGAAGCGGCGAAGCTGGTGGGGCTCACCTGATGCCGGGCACGAACGCGGGGACAGGTTGCCCGCTTCACTTCCGCTGCTCGAAGTGTCGCCGCGCGCATGGCACCAACGAATACTTCGGGCAGCTTTCGACGCACGGACTTGGGAGCAGCGATCGTGTCGTGCTCACCGGAAAGACGCGCGGGCCGTTTAACACGAAGAACAGCAGGCAGAGCATGATGGCGCGGCAGTATCGGTGCCGAGACTGCGAGCACACCGGCTGGTCGCGACACTCAGACCTCGAACGGAAGGGTTTGCGAGGTAGCGCATGTGGCTGACGCAGGGAAACCTGAACGTGAAGGTGACTCGGGCTACCGAGGACGAAATCGAGTGGCTGCGCTCGAAGGAGTCCGGGCTGACGTTCACCGACCGGAAGCCGCTCTTCACCACCGGCAAGGTGGCGCTGAAGTATTTCTTCGACCTCACCGAGTCCGTCTTCCCGGCTGGCTTTCTTCCGGGCGTGGTGAAGCGCGCGGCAGAGGCGAAGATTCAGGTGCAGGTCATCGACAGCCGCACACCCCCCGCGCAGGCGGTCATCCCGTTGCCTGTCTCCGAAGCTGCGCAGCGGCTACGTGGGGAGCACTACGAGCTGCGCGACTACCAGCAGGCGGCGGTGGACGCGGCGCTCAAAGAGACGCGGGGCATAATCCAAATCGCCACCGGGGGCGGGAAGACCAACGTGGCGGTGGCCATCGTGCAGTGCTTCCCCCACGTGCGCTGGCTGTTCCTCGTGCACCGGGCCTCCCTGATGGCGCAGGCTGCTGATCGCTACGACGCCCTCACCCGCAAGACGGCGGGGCGCATCGGGGAAGGGAAGTGGGACGAAGAGGCACACTTCACTTGCGCCACGTTCCAGAGCTTGGCGGCGGCGCTGAAGAAGGGGAAGCACAAGGGGCTCTTCAACGGGGTGCAAGGGCTCATCGTGGACGAAGCCCACACGCTTCCAGCGGAGAGCTACAATCGGGTGGCCAACGCGCTCGTGAACGCCTACTGGCGGCTGGGCATCAGCGCGACCCCGCTGGACCGGGAAGACCAGCGCAGCATCTACGCGGTGGGCACGCTCGGCCCGGTCATCTTCAAGCACTCGGCGGACGCCCTCATCACCTCGGGGCACCTCGCGCGCCCCATCATCCGGCTGGTGCACGTGGAGCAGGAGTTCGATGAGCGCGACAAGTACGGGCTGATTTGCAGGTGGAACTGGAAGAAGGTCTACGACGAGGGGGTCATCAAGTCGAAGGTCCGCAACCGGGCGCTGCTGTCGGCGGTGCAGAAGGCGGAGAAGCCCTGCCTCGTCTTCGTGAAGGAGATTGCCCACGGGAAGGGCTTCACCAAGGCCCTGCTCGCCCGCGGCTTCAAGGCGGAGTTCGTCTGGGGCTCGGCGAACCTCCACACCCGGCAGGCGGCTGTGCGGCGCCTCGTGCGGGGGGACACGGAGGTGCTGGTCAGTTCGGTCATCTTCCAAGAGGGGGTGGACATCCCTGAGCTGCGCAGCGTGGTGGTGGCCAGCGGGGGCAAGAGCGTCATCGCGGCCCTCCAGCGCATCGGGCGCGGCATGCGCCTCTCCGCGGGCAAGGACACCTTCGAGGTCTACGATGTTGCGGACAGTGGGAACCCTTGGTTGGAGCGTCACGCCAAGCTACGGAAACGAGCCTACCAACGAGAAAAATTTGCCGTGACGGAGATCACCCTCACGCCCTCGATGCCCAACGCTGGGCAGCTCTCTCTCGGTTACACGCCAAGCACTGACGAAAGCCAACCTTCGTCACGAACCCCCCGCTAGTCGTGTACCCACTGGGGGTCACGTAGAGATTTTTTCCAGAATATGGGTGTCCCTTTGGGCAGTGCGTTTTCCGGGCGTTCCTTCCAGCCCAGCCATTTCCTCGCAACACGTTTTCTCGATGCGAGACTGCTTCGAGATGCGCTGGGTTCACGCACCAGCTGTTCTTGCAGAGGTGGTCGATGTCGAGTCCCTCTCCAATGGGCCCCCGGTGAAGTTCGTAGGACACACGGTGCGCGTACAGTTTTCTTCCACCGTTTTTGCCCCCCTCACGGATCTCACCGTACCCAACCCCGTTCGTTGAACCCGTCCAGCACCAGCACGTTGCGGACTTCTTCACCTTCAACCAAAAGCGCTGTTCGAGCGTTTTCATTTTGTGCGTAGCATACTAATGTAGCTTGCCGCTGTCGGGGAAGTGACGTAGAAGCGCGGGCGCTTCACCGCTGTTTGGCCAGCGGTAACTGTGTCTTGGAGTCGGGGTAATGCTATGAGATGGCGTTCCAGTTCAGCAGTGGCGCAGCC